GGCTTCCATATATTGCACCAAATCCTAATACGTGTGGGAGTACCTTAATACGTTATTAGCAAAATACATAACTATTTGATAATCAATAGCTTTGTTTGTTGCAAACATGCGCATCATATAATGTGTTACCTGTTGGCCTGCTGCCAGGGTGCTATGCTATAGTGTTACCTGCTCCCAGGGTGCTATGCTATAGTGTTACCTGCTGCCAGGGTGCCGTACTATAGTGTTACTGCTCCGGGCTGCTGCCAGGGTGCTATGCTATAGTGTTACCTGCTGCCAGGGTGCTATGCTATAGTGTTACCTACTATCTACCATCTAATACCTACTATCTACCATCTAATACCTACTATCTACATAATCCAGTAACGCACATAATCAATGATTTACGTATTACAAAAAAGAATTTTCGAAAATAATTTGTTTGTTTCAAAACAATCATTGTATCTTTGACATGTCGAAGCAATAAAGCGGAGATTTAAACTAACAATAAAATGAACACAGTAATAACAGTAGTTAAGAGAAACGGCCTAACACGCACAATTACTTTAACAGAGGGTAATTTTCAAACTGTATTGGTATTAGATAATACCGGTGCACAATACGAAATAAAAATGTCAACATTTACCCGCCGTATTAACTCAGGTTTTTATACGCAAATAGTTTAACTGATAACGGCATTATTACCCGAAATACCGGCCCACCGGTATATTAACCAATCAAAAATTCAAATTTTATGAGAAACGGAACTTATTATTTAAACAATAGCGGGTCAAGATCCGTGCATTATATTAACGGTGTAAAATCAAAGCACACATTTACTACCTTATCAGGTAAACAAATTACCCGTACATTAATAGAACAATTCATGTTCGGTAATTTCGGAGGTGCAATTATCAGCTATAAGGGTAAAAAAATAAGAGTATTACTAGATCAAATTTTAGCCGATTAATATATTTTTCACTCAATAAAAATTCAAATTTTATGAACAATCAAACAGCAGCAGTGAACACCACAATTAAAACTTTAGACATTCAGGCTAAAGAATGGTTTTATCTATTACCATGATACACATAAATTTGCTATGAGGCACAGAAAAGCAATTATAGCATGGTTAAAAGAACAAGCCAACGACTTTGGCGAAGATGTTGTTATAATGGTTAATGGGTTCGGTGTATTCGGCAAAAAAGGCATGGATGCAGACGAAAAACAAGAGCTTTATAATTATTTAGGTGGTGGAAAGTGTGAACAATCATCTATTACAAATGTTATGGCATGGTTTGCACTTGAAGAGGTTTGCAGGTTGTTTGACAGAGATTAATTTTTAGACCGTCCAAAGTCGGTAATAAAAAATACAGATGGCACCAGATAAGGTAAAATGTATCTGGTGTAATGTAACCAAAAATTATTCTTAATCAAACAATCTAAAATTCAAACATTATGAATTATTCAATAGTTAATTACACGCATCCAACGGACGCAAAATTCAATAAAATCTATTGGCTTTATGGTGGATTATATTTCACTGAAGGGACCAACGAAAAGGTAATGCAAATAATATCTGATGCTTTTAAAAGTAGAACCAGATTAATATTTGATTACGGAGATATCACCACCGGCAAAAGTTGTAATGAAACATTTGATACCACCGGATATATAGGACGTTCCACCGGAGAAATTAAAGTGCCTTTATTAGTCTATAATTCCCGTTCTTATGGTGGTGGAGCTTTAACTAGCTCAATTGTAAAGATTACCACTAGCAAGGGTAAAATAGTACTTTACCAACATCCTAACTATTCAAATTGATTAAAAAGGTCTAAAGTCTTGTGATAGGTGCCTATTCAATTAGGCATTAAACAACTTAATAAAACGTTATGGAAGAGCTAAAAATTAAAGTTACCGAATTATGGCACATTGCGCATACGGCCGTTGGAAATTCGAGATATGATAGAATGCAGTACATTAAGAAATGGTTATTACAGGACCACATGGATATTATAATTGCTAATTTTCCGCCATACTCAAGCGCGGATACTGCGAAGTATTCAAATAAAAAACTTTGGTTATTTATTGAAGACTGTTTAGCCTAAAAATCAAAAAAAAATGGAATCATTTACAACACATACCGGAGAAGTAGTTACCGGCACACGGTTAACAGTTGCACTCGATAAGGTAGTAACAGACTGGGAAAATTTGGCTAAGCGTATCAGAATTGAGGATAAATACGCCTCGCATGTTACCGATGCCCAAAAGGAACAGTACATGGCTAAAATGATTGAATCCAGCCATGAAATAAGGGCCGGCAAAGATTTATCACTTACCATCTTGCAAAGGTTAAATACAGTTTTAACCGGCGTATGTGTACCATTAATTAGTTAATCTAAAATCAAAAATTCTTATGACAAAAGAACAATTCATAACCGAGGTACTTAAACCAAAAATAACTAATGCTCAGTATATCGGACGCGAAAACTATTTGTACAAATATGTTAAAAGTGGTCCTAACCATAGGGTTAATGTGTACCACCGGAATATGCAAACAAGGTCCTTTAAATCCATACCAAGTTGGGTATTTGAGGCAGATACAAAAGAATTATTAGTTGAACGTATTAAAATTGAATGTAAAAGTTAAAAATATATTTTATGACAAACGTAATTTTCTACAAAGAATCCGACGGTGAAATTTTAGCCTATTTTCCTGATATAATTGGAGATAGCGAAGGTAATAAAACCTGTTATGTACACATAGGCCAACATTCGGCCTGTCACCCTGATTATGTGAAGGACCTACAAAGGGCCACACCTGATGAGTATAAGGACTTATACAATGAGCTAGTTAACCAAGGGTATAAGGATTTAAAGGTAAAACCCTTAACAACTAAGCAATACCTAAAATTGCACCCTGAAAAGTATGTTATGGTAACACACGAATTTGGTAATCCAGTTTATGTGGCACCCTGCAAAAACCTTCGCACACAGGTAACACCTGTGAAATCTGAAGCTGAAATATGGTCCTCAATAGACTTTGGCAATCCTATAAAATTGGATATGGCAAAAATCGAGACGGGATACAAGGGCCTAAATTGGGAACTACTTTAAAACCAACAAAATGATACAAACAAACATTAACGGCCAAATACGCAGCTTCAGTAATCAGGGTGAATTACTGAAGCACTTAGAACAGGTCCGCAAAGAACATGAGGCACACCCGTATTTCTATAATGTGGTTGAAATTCAAAAAGCCCAAAATAAAATAGCATACTATAAGGAGCTACCAGGCACCAATGCTACTACAAATTATTTCAAGTATATCAAACTACACCAGAAATTAGAATCTGAGCGCGAACAATATCTCAAATCAAATCCACATTTAATCAAACCAACTTTAAAAGTATGTATAAAACAGGCGTAATATACAGATTAGCCAACGGGCTAACATGCAAGTTCCTAGGGTATGCAAGCCCATCAAGTAGCTGCAAAGGTTATTCATTTATGGTCCTTACTCCAGGTAAAAGTAAGCTCAAACCAGGTCAAACCTTTACACCTACAAAGGTTCAAACCCTTACAGAATGTGGTTTAATACCAGGTGAAAGATTAATCGAGCTACAGCAAAATTATGCCAAAGTAGCTCAGCTATTGGCCCAAATGGAAGACTTGGATTTAGCCCTCAGTGAAGATGGGGTATTAGCCAATGCGGACCAGAAAACGAGTGATTTAGTTATGGTACTTGATACCGCGTTACCGGGTGCCATTGAAGCAACTGAAAAACTTTTATCCCATCTCACACACGAAGCATCAAAATTAATTAGGTAATCTCAAAACAATTGTATAACTTTACAAAAATCAAAATTTTTATGGAACCAGCAGACCAATTGAAATTGAATACTCTCCAAATTATGGAGGACCACCAGGAAATGATTAAGCGTCTAATCGAAAAAGCTATAATGTCAGGAGCTATTAACGTATCTGAGTATGATAAATCAGATATGGGAACCCCTAAAATGATACTTTGCGCTGTTTACCAGGAGATGGTATCGAGAACAACCCCGCCAAGTGCCAAAGGTAAAAAGATAGTTAAAAATATTTACACCACGATGTAAAAACCAAAATCATACACTACACCTCAACCCGCTCCGGCGGGATTTTGAGGTAAAACCAATCAAATTTATGACAGTCAAAATCACAGCAACAGCTCCGACAATTTACCAATTAAACAGCCTTAGTGCGTTTAACATTGGCACCACTAAAAATGGTAACGGTTCATACTCAGGTAGCGAAACCTTTGGCACAATCAAAGAAGCCAGACAATATCTGAAAGACAAAGCAGTAGATTATTACGAAGGTGACAAACGTCAAATCCAGCGTAACCTAGGTAAAAACAGCCTCACTATTGATGCAGTCACAGCACATATAGAGAAACCATGTCGCGACTACATGATTATTGACGGTAAAAAAGTATATCACGATTAAAACCAAAATCCTTAACACACCTCAACCCGCTTCGGCGGGATTTTGAGGTAAAACCAATCAAATTTTTAAAATTCAATTTTATGACACCACAAGAGTATTCAAAACTGCGAGGTATCTCGCCACAAGCTGTAGGGTCAGCAATCCGCACATGTGCGAAAAACCCGGATAAGATGGCAACACTGTTACCCGGTGTTACCCGGATAGACAAATTCAGTCGGTTCTATTTACTGGAAGTACCGAACCCTGAAATCCTGGGCCTCGCTGATGCCGACAAACTGAAAGACATTATGTCTGGGTACAACGAAAAAAGCATACTGTGGAAGGCCCTTGCAAACCATTGTACAGACCCACGTTACGAGATAGCCATGCAAGCCTGTCAAGACTTTGGCTTTGACCCATCTCTGGCAAACGAATATTGCAACTATGGGCTTCACGTGAAAGATGGTGCCAGGTTCACAGCACCTGACGGCTCAGAGATGTTAATACTCATTACAGGTGCATTTCATGTGAAATATGTGCTTGACGGCACAATAGCTGAAAAACCGTTTGACAAACTCTATGAATTTCTAAAATCTAAAAACTACAGTGTTAACCAATGACCCTTACATATTCAGGTTTCCTGACAAACACAAATCCGTTCCAGCACCTGATTTCTCAGAACGGTTGAAAATGGCCATGGCAGGTATCGAATACCCTGAAAAATTTAAAATCATTCAAAATTTTGATAATTGCAAAACACGTAAAATATGCAAAACACGGCACAAACCTACAAAGTAGGTGATAGAATATCCGCAAGGGTGCTATACAAAAGCACCGAATACACAGATTATAAATTGCCAGACTTACACGACTGGGAGGTATCCCAAATAGATGTGAAAGGTAATATCGTTGAAATAGAACACTCTGATGGCAATAGTTACAACGTATCACCTGATGGTAGATACTACCTTACACATCTTGAAAAGTTACCGAATAAAGCAACAAGGGAAAATCCACTCTCCCACCTCAGCTACACGGACCTGAACAGCATCCGTAACAAGGCCTACATCTTAGGCCACAAGGCCCTCTATGATGAGGTAGACAGTGAATTAAACAAGCGTTATAACAATCTAAACCAATTTTATGTACAAAGTTAATGACAAAATCCGAGCCAGGGTGCTACTGGTAGGCAAGACCTACGATGTTGATAACACACCTGAGGTATTTGAGTGGCTAATTACGAAAGTTGATATAGCAGGTAACATTTTGGAAATCAAACATGCTGATGGCACAGAGTTCAGCCTGTATAAATCCAAGTATATGCTAGATGCTGTTGAGCTAATCCCGGAACCTGTGAAAATCACAGAACCAGTGAGATGCAAGGCAGGTGATACCATCAAAGCCCGGATAAATGGTGGTGATAAGCAGCAGTTTAGGATAATAACCATGTCAGGAGATGTGATTGAGAGGGTGTGTAGCTCTGAAGGTCTTATGTGGGTGGGTGAAAGACGTACTTACAAAATATCAGATATAGAAATAGTACCTGATGCCAAATACCCTGATTACAAAGAAGGTTGTATAATCTACGGATTTATACCATCCCAAGGCACGATACCAAATCTATACAAGGTGCTAGGTATTATAGGTGATATGGTATCTTTGAGGGTGCTAAAGGGTACGCACCCAGCATTTGCGGAGAATAAGAACAGGATTTTTGTCTTAGAATCACGTACACCACTATCCCACGCCAGCACCTCAGATTTAGGTGTATTCCTCGAATTCGCTATCCAGGCAGGCGACCTGGACAAAGCACAACTGATAACCAACGAAATAGCCATTCGTTACAACAAATTATGGTTATGAAAAAAGAATTATTTCCGGTGAAAGCCGATGGTGGGTACATATTTGATGCCCACGGTGCAAGTATAGCTATGTTTCACGCAACCGAGTGGAATAAGACAACAGGAGGTGTATATGGCCACGATGTGACCCAAAACGCAAAAGACATCGCCTCGGCACTCAACAACACCTGGGGCCAAGGGATTAACCCAGAAGCGGTGCCAGCTATGTACGACTACCTAAACCAGTTTGCGAAAAAGGATTTCCCAGATGCAGCAAATATCATTAAACAGGCTACACTCGAACCTGAAAAGGACATCCTAGGTATGTGGGTCAGGTGCCAATCGAAACGCGCTAAGTACCTGACTATGGGTACTGAATACGAGGTGTGTGGGTACAAATACCAATCTGGTGAATTAACACTGATACAGGTCGTAAATGATGAAGGTTCGAAAGTTGTCTATGTCGCAATAAATTTCTCCGAACCCTTTGACAAACCTAAGCCAGTATTCACATCAGCAGATGGCGCACCAAAAGACATCAAAGGTTACATAGTCACCTGCCAAACCGATGACTGCAAATCCCTGACTAACGGCAAAAGCTATAAGGTGGTACAGGGTAATTACAGAGGTGATGACTTGGTGTATATCCACGTGGTTAACGACAAAGGTCATAACCAAGGCTACTACTTCACCACCTTCACGGACCCTGTGCCACCGGAAGAGCCTGTGTTCGCCTACTGTCTCGAAATAGCAGGCCTATGGCTCACTAAAAACAAGGGCTACAAGATACTCAACGAGGACACCAGTAAGAACATAATCTTCATTACCAACGACAGAGGGCTTAATAAGTGGTACGACAAGGATATGTTCACCTCGGAGAAACCAGTTGTGTGTAAGACTGTTCGGTGTAAAGTTGCAAATATGATTACCCTCACACATTTAGCTTATTATGAGGTAGTTTTAGAAACCAAAGAAGGCTGTAATGTGGTTAATGATGAAGGTGACATTAGGTTTTATTCCTGGGAACATTTTTTCGGTTAACCCTTATACTTCTTAATCCTTGCTTTAACAGCTTGCATCAGTGCCTCCTGGGAATGTTCCTTGGAGGCATTGCTTTTTAGCACATCCTCATCCATGGTGCCTACACACTTCAAGTAGTTAAACCTGACGCTCTTTTGCTGCCCCTGCCTGAACAGCCTTGCATTAAACTGCTGCACCAGTTCTAAAGCCCAATTAAACCCGAACCATGTAGCAAGGTGACCACCATCTTGCAGGTTCAAACCATGACCCATACTCGCAGGATGGCCTAAAGCAAAGGGTATCTTACCAGCGTTCCAGTCATAGAACTTAGCCGTGGTATCCAGCTTCACAGGGTGTAGGTGTTTCAGGTGCCTTTGGATACGTTCTACATCACTCTTGAACGAGTAAGCTACCAGCATAGGGTTGCCATTAGCCGCCTCGATAAGCTCTTCTAGTTCAGCTATCTTCTCGTTATGCACCTCAGCGTAGTTACCCTTGTCATCAGTATACACAGCACCGTTACAGAACTGCAACAGCTTGTTAGTAAGTGCTGATGCACTTAAAGCACTTACGTTCTCTGTATCACTGATTTCCAGTATCATTTTCTTCTCGAAGTCAAGGTACTGCTTCATGATGTCAGGAGGCAACACTATGTCACGGACTAAATCTATGCGCGGTGGCAATTCTAGCCAATCCTCGGCTTTCATTGATATGCAGATGTCACTTATCTTCTCGTGGATAAGACGTACGTTTAAATCGGCTCCCAGAGCCTCATCATCCTTATGCTGGTCAATGTTGTACTCGTACACCACATGACCCTTACTCCTACCAGGCTTAAAGTACCTGTTCCGGTACTCCGTGATGGTCTTACCCAGCCTTGCGCCTTTGTCCAGCAGCCATATCTGGGGCCACAGGTCAATAAGTCCATTAGGTGCCGGTGTTCCGGTAAGCCCTACAACCCGCTTAATCTTATCACGTACTTGCCTTAGTGCCTTGAACCGTGCAGACTGTGGGTTCTTAAAACTGCTAAGCTCGTCAATCACCACCATATCAAAAGGCCACGAACCACCTAGCTCAGCGACCAGCCATACGATGTTCTCCCTGTTGATGATGTAGATGTCAGACTTGGCAGCAAGACCGCGCCTGCGCTCGGTAGCAGAGCCTAGGATTTTACTGACGCTAAAGTGCATCAGGTGTTCCCACTTACTGAACTCATCAGTCCAAGTCTGTTGCGCCACCCTTAGGGGCGCTATGATAAGCACCTTGTTCACTTCCATCAGGTCATACATTAACTCGTTGATGGCTGTACCAGTGGTCACAGTCTTACCTAAGCCCATCTCTAGCAACAAGCCACAGAACGGATTAGCTATGACATGGTCAACACCGTGTGCCTGGTATACGTGCAGGTTGGATTTATTTAGCATCCGTCTGTTTTTGAATTATTAATTCCGGATTTTCATAAATGTTTCCAATTATTTCAATGCCATCGTCGATATAGCCGTCAATGTCAGATGTTGTTATATTACCTTCTACATCAATAAATTGTTTGCCTTTCTCGAATTTAGTAGCTGATATGTGCCACATTTCACGATTTTGCCATGCAGGGAATAGAATATAACACGGAGATGCTTCTTGCCGCCATTTTATTTCAAATGTTGCCTTAGAGCCTGCCGACCAAGCAACGACAATATCACCTTCATACACCTCCTTTCCGTTTTTATCGGTAAAACCCGTGAACTGCATTAATTCAGGTTTATAAACATACCCTTTTTCTCCGCACCACTGGGTTGAATCATGTAATGCACTTGTCCAATGATTCCAACTAAAGTTCTCTTGGAATGCTATTATGTTTGGGTATGTCATTTCGTTTCCATCCCATACTCGGAATTTAATTATTCGTTTATTCATAAGTAATCAATTTTAAAAAGTTCTAAATCAAGGTGACTGTCTATCACCCTGTAATCAAAGCCCATTTTCTCCAGCATAGCCTTAACAGCTACTTGGGTTGGCCTGAGCTTCTGGCCTGTGGTTTTAATCTCTGCAAAGCACACCCTGCCACCCGGTAGCAGGATGATACGGTCAGGAAGCCCTACAAAGGATACAGCAACCATCTTAATCGCTAATCCACCTGCTTCCTTGACCATATTCCGCAGCTTGCTCTCCAAGAGCTTTTCGGATACTAAAGGCTTTCCCATACACTATCCCAATAATCATATCCTTCGGATATATTCGGTTTCTGAACCACTCCACCCATACCACCGCACAGGTCACATTTCTGAGAAGGTAGCATAAAATGGTCAAGCACATTACCTGAACCATCACAGTTAGGGCAAACTCCTTTGGCCACCCTGATACCCTCCAATTCTGCCTCGGTGAATTTCTTCCACATCTGGCTCGGCTGTGGCAGCACGTTACGAGTATTGTACTTAGCACTTGCTTTCTGGTCATACGTTTGTAGGAAACCACATATTTTATTCATGTGAACTAAGCCATCAGCAATATCCTCTTTAGCATATAGCGCAGGGTCACCACAAGTAACCCAATACAACTGACCCACTATCATACCTGCATACACCCTTACAGGCTGCACCACGGATAGTTCTAATGTCCAGTGGTTCTTAAACCCCACATCACCGAATCCGGCAGTAGCATGTATGCTTAAACCATAACGTCCGGTAGAGCTACAGCCCTCTAGCAGTGGCACATGACCTAGGGATTCAGTGTACTCCACGGTACTACCGAGGTACAGGATGCCCGGTTCCAGCACGTAGCCCTCAGGAGGTATAGGGATGTACTGCACCACGTTCTCCTTGGCACAGTCAAGCACCTTATCAGCGTAGATGGCTAATGTCGCACCAAGGCGCACATCATAAGAGTTCGTACCAAGCTGCGCCTGGTCAAACGGCTCAATCTTAATAAGCCCTTTCTCTATTTCAGAGAGTATTTGTTTGTCAGATAGTATCATACTAATCTGTTTACTATTGTTTTAAAATGTTCAGGGTCTTTCTCCATTAACCAGTAATCTCGATTTAGCTCTCTACAGGCTACACCAGTCGTACCAGAACCGGCGCACATGTCAAGTACTAAGTCACCTTCGTTAGTATAAGTGCTTATAAGATACTTAAATAAGGAAACAGGCTTTTGCGTAGGATGTAATGGGTTACTCTGGTCTGCATTACTGAAGGTCTGTACACTTAAAGGGTATCTCTCTGTGCTATCATAAGACGTGTTCCTGTTCTCGCCACCATAAACACTATTACCATCAGCTTCTTTTATATATGCTGTTTTTGCGACTTTACGTTTATGACCCGATGTCATTTGTGGATTATATGTGGGTCTCTTCTGATAAAATACCAACACGTTTTCATGCGCTCTCATAGGCATCTTTTTAGCATTTAAGTGTCCTTTTGGATGCGTTTTATGCCAGATAATATCGTACTTAAACATATCAATGTTAGACAGAACTAGCTTAGAACAGAAGGGTTCTGCTGCGGTCAATACTATTGCTGAATTAATTTTGGTCACCCTTTTTATCTGCTCCCATAAAGGTTCAAAAGGGATTATGGTATCCCATTTACACTGCGTAGTGCCGTAAGGTAAATCGCATAACACCATATCCACCATACCGTCAGGCATACTTTTCATGAGTTCAAGGCAATCACCTAATTGAACCATACCCAGTGCTATCATGTCAGTTTTCAATGGTGTCATCCTCAAAATCTTTATAAACAGTTAACAAATTATTATTCTCAAAGCTCTTGTAAGGTCTAGTGTAGCCCTTTAGCACTCCATACTTCTTAAAGCTCAACTTAGTAATGCTGCGGGTCCACTCTGGCATACCACCCATGATGTCGTGTATATCCCTGGTGGTGTGGGTATTCACCTCTTCCAGCTTGCCATTGAATGCCTCACAGAATATCTCCACAGCACACACTCTGGTACGCATATACAGGTCACCTGAGTAGTCTTTCCAGCCGCCCTGTATCCAGCCACGCCTTGCGTAGATGTCCATATCATCCCACTCGCTACACAGTGGCACATCAAGGTATTTCTCAACGATGCCACTACGCTCATCCACCTCAGTATGGCTCTCCTGTATCTGTTTAGCCACCGCCTCTAGTTCGGGTGTCAAGTACAAGTCCTCACCGGCTTTATACATCGACATAGCCTCAGCCCATATCTGCCCACGGATATACTCGTTTATCCCTGCCACGTCCAGTGTAGGCTGTTCCTTATACACTACTGCCGGCCACCACCTTCTATTACCTGTCTTATCCTTCAGGAAGAACAGGATGTTAGTAGTGGCAAGGAACACACACTGCCTTGGGAACTCGTCAACCCTCCTGCCGTAAGCCACTCTGAACTTATCCTTGCGCTTACTGATATAATGCTTGGTCTGTTCCACTGCTGCCTTACCCAATCCACTTAACTCTGCCATCTCCACAAACCAGCTACCCTGTATTTGCTCATAAGCCTCCTTGCCCTGTACGGTTGTAAAGCTGTCACTGAACCACGCACCGCCTAGCTTGTCTATCAACATTGATTTCTTTAACCCCTGCGCACCTACGAATGTCAACACATAGTCGAACTTGCATCCGGGAGTGTACACACGTGCAATAGCAGCACACAGGGTTTTCCTGATGATGGCACTCGTGTACTCACTGTCCTCACAGCCTAGGTAGTCATGCAGCAGGGTATCAACCCGCTTGGTGCCATCCCACTTCTGCGCTCCGAGGTAGTCCTTAATAGGGTGGTATTGGTTACGTTCCAGCACCACACTTAAAGCCACTTCCAGCTTGCTTGCATTGCTGATGTCATACACCTGCTCTAGGTAATGCTGCAACAGGTTCACGTCACGGTCATTCAGGTATTGCGTCAGTGGGGTAACCTTGCGCCACGGTAAATCACCAAGCACATCCTCTCGCTGCTCAAAGGTGTTCAACCTTATGCGTCCTTTCAGCTTTGGGTCATTGGTGAGTATCTTCACCATGTTATCGGCAGTGCCTAGGTAGTTACCCTTCTTATCCACTGCAAGCCCTGTAAGCCAATCTGTATCAACAGGCTCGTCTGTTTCTTCCAAGTCATCAGCAAAGTCATACTCTGCCTCAGCTAGCCGCTCCTGACCTATCAGCTTACGCACAGGACCATCTGCACCGGCAAAGTCCAGCATAGCCATGTAGCTAGGCTTCTTGTTGTTCTGTGTAACATCTGAGTTCTCGTCCAGATGGCTAAACTTGTGTATCCTTACAAGGTCAAAGGCATTACACAGTTGCATACTTGTAGGGTCAGTACCATGGTGGCTGTATGCGAATTTGTCCTCGTACACCACAAGCCCGGCTGCCGTGCTACCGCCTTTAAACGTGTACCTGTCCTCGACATCACTTAGCTCATAGACATCTGGTAAGAAGGTTTCTATGGCCTCAACAATAGAGTAAGTCCTACAGAATGCACCGATAACACCTGGTTTCTCTAGCGGGTCACCTTGCTTAGTGGCTGTGTTCTTAATCAAGCTGTTGAACTTCTCTGATACAGGCCATGCAGAGGTATCTTTCCAATCCACATACTGCGAAAGTATGTTGTCAGCTACCAGCCAATCACCTTCCTGCTCTTCAAAGAACCACTCACCATCAACAGAGGTGCTAGGCCAATACATCAACCTAGAGGGTTCAAAAGTAGTAGGGTCAAAGGCTTCAATACCTATCAAACCTGCTATCATCCTTGCTACAGCCTCATACTCATCTACACCTAACTCCCTGTCAACAGGTATGATAAGCCTAAGCCTCGGTGCAGCACTTGTATGCTTATGTGTGGAGTAACAGCAAGCGGCAAAGCTGAATTTAATTGTGAAATCATCCCAGATGTTCACAGTCGTGTTATCCACGTCAAGGGTAATCAACTGCCTATGGAGAACGGTGTTTTTCTTACGCTGGCCACCAGAGAGGTAACCACCTACGAAACCACCCACATCCTTTATTTCGGTTTGTATCTTCCTTGGGGAGGTACAATACACAGCATACTTCTCATGCGTCCTGTGGGTGACAGATACCTTCTTAACGAAAGCCTCCCAAGTCACCTTCTGGTTCTTCCATGTTTTACTTTCCCTGTTAGCAGCCGTGGCTATATCTATCTTATGCATTCTAAATCTTCTAAAAGGTTATGTGTCAATTGGCTAAACCATGCAGGCTTAAAGCCCAAAGGGTGCCATGCAACAGTTGCAGCCTCAATACCGGAACAAACAGACGCATATTTCATACGGAACAAATGTACTTCTTGGTTTTGATAATAACTACTTAGTCAGCTAATTTATTTCTTCATCAAGTAACCGCTTAATCAGGTTCTTAATGATTATCTTCTTAACTACTGCTGTGGCACCTGATTTGTGCATATTTCGGATAAGTTCGGACATAGCTTCTCTTGCTTTTAAATCCGCATTGTTATTTATATCTGCTTGGTTCATAGGTCGGCTATTAAGTGGTGATGCATGTTAGAGTAGTAAATAGGTAAACCCATATGCAAGGCTATATCGTGTTCAATCTTAGCCCCTCTGCTCTCATTCCAGTCAGGTAGCATCACTATAGCTTCGCACTTAAACAACGCAGCTATGTCAGCGAGCATGTAATCTGCCCAAGTTGCTTCGGGTTTATAGGGCATAACCACAAAGGGGTTTACAGCTTCATACCCCGCCACACTTAGCTTGTCCTCCATTTCCTTGAAGTTAGCTTTTGCCTGTTCTATCGGCAACCCGGTAATCTTACCACTAATGTAAATTCGTTTCATAATTAAAAAGGACATTCCTCGTTTAAGTTTGTAATTGGTTTTTCCCAGAACTTCTCCACCTCTGGGTCTGGCGGTATTTCGTACCTCTCGGTATACTTCAGTTATTTCTTATAAAATTTACTTGTGAAACCATCTGCCCCTAGAGGCAATCCCTTAGCCCATGGTGCAGGCTGTGTCATTATATTGCAAAGCTCTTCAAGAGATGCTGTACCCGGTACACCTACCTCGTCATGCACATGTAAGGCAATGTTGTGTCCAGCCTTAGCCACGTTGAGCATTGTATAGGCGAGGCAGTCACGGGCTATGGCCTGTGTAGCGTTCTCCACTAATGAACCGCCATACGTCTTAATAATACCCCATTGTGTGTTTTCCAGCACACCCTCAAATCTCACCTCCCTGCCGTACATGCCATCTTCCGTATGTGCCCTCATGTAGCTTAAACACCTGCCTGATGGCAACTGCATAAACAGGATACCTCTTTTCTTAAAGAACTTAACACCTTTGCAAGGAGAGAACTCACCACCTTCTTCTATAGCCCTTACAGCGCAATCCTGAAAATCATACCACATCTGCACAATGTTTGGTGATGCCTTGCGCCAGGCTGTAACGATACCGGGCAAATCCTTTTCAGCAATACCCTTTTCCAGTGCGCCCATAGATATAAGTGCTTTAGCACCGCCCTGGTAACCGAGTGCAAGTTCTGCAACTTTCCCCCTCTGCCTCATGTCCTTGGTCACTGCATCAATTGGTACGTGGAACATGGCTGCTGCTGATGCCTCATAAATCTTACCGTGTGTATTGAATACGTCAAGCCGCCACTTCTCGTTTGCCAGCCAAGCTATCACCCTAGCCTCAATAGAGCTGAAATCCGCTACTATCCAGTGCTGTCCTTCAGGTACTATGAAAGCTGTCCTGATAAGCCCTGAAAGCACGTCTATGACATTACCAAAACACAGTTCTAAATCTTCAAGGTTGTTGTCAAGCACCATATCACGTGCTAGCTGCATCACTTCTAAGTCCTCTCCAAAAGTCCACTTTGTAAGGTTCTGCATCTGCACCAGCCTACCAGCCCACCTACCAGTACGGCTTGCACCGTAAAATTGGAATAGCCCCCTGGCCCTGTTGTCCTTACAAGCGCAATTGACCATGGCTACATACTTCTTCACTGAAGTACGGCTTAGCTCTTTCCTTATGGTCAGCACACGTTTCACAGTATCATCAGTAGCACCTTTTATCAGGTTCACCACATCACCCTTACGGAGTGTTGTAACCTCCTCATCCTGTTCTTCATTTAGCCACGACATAAGTTGTGCGTTACTATTCGGGTTAGCTAATCCAGTGAGTGCTATTGCCTCTGCCACCAGCTTGCTGCGGTACTCTGCATTGATGGTTAAAGCATTGTGGATAAGCTGCATATCCATAAGGATACCCGCATCATTGATACGCTGGTCCAGACACCACAGTTCATGCTCAAAGTCGGGTATTTGGAACCATTCTAACTTCTCCCTTATGGCTTTCTCCGCCACCACGTCCTGTGTACAGTACTCCACGAACTCAGCCCACCTAGCTGGTGCATGATGTGGATAGTTACGTGTCCTGCCACCGTTAATCTTTGTAGGTTTGCAGGGCTTACAGAAGTAGTTGATAAGAGCAGTACCGGCACCCTTCTGCTCAGTACCAAGCACCTTGGCAACAGCACCTAACGACATCGGTAATCCAAGGTTGCTGCACTTCACCATAGTACATTGCCACTGCTCAGGTGGTAATTCTATTTTAAAGAAAGCAGCTAAACAAGTACGCTCGAAAGCGGCATTGTGCGCTGTCTTAGTGATGTTGGGGTCTTGCAGGTCAGTGATGAAGCCATCAAGGAAATCCTCCAAGCCACCATATTTCGCACTAAAGTAATCAGTGTCATCTTGAAATTTTTCATCAGTAAAAGGTGTTAAATCCCAACACACAGAACCCTTACCATAGTCCACGGCTATGAGCAGAATCTCGAAGTCCTCGGCTTCGGTGTACTTATACACGCCTGACTTTTTAAGGTCAACGCTGCTGTACGTTTCTATATCTATGCTAATTGTCATTATGAACAATTTTTCTTAATAGCATCAAGGTTTTCAGCGATGTATAGACCTATTGGAGATGTCTTGTCAAACCAAGTCTGATTCCAGTACCACAATAAAGATTTATCAGGTACGTTGGCTAATTTCTTTCCCTTGAATGCTCCAAAAGGCATCAATGATTCGTCTGTTAATTTAACTGCCATAAACTCGTTTTGCCGCCAAATCCCGCCTTGCTAGGGCGGGTTCTGACTTTAATTATAGTGCATCATCAATCTCGTTCTCAACTAACTCGTACTGTATCTCGCCACCGTCAAAGTCTACACGCTCTATGAGTAGCTGTAAGTCACGTTGGTCTGCCCACTCCTGTATCCGTATAAGGTTATTGCGGTCAAGCAGGGTGGCATCGAAGTATAAGGTTTTCACTGCTCCAAGGTTCATGTACGCCAGTTCCAAAGCGATAATCATAAGCTCGCTTGAACTCTGCTGCATCTTACCAAGTGACAAGCCATTGAAGGTAAGCCCTTCATCAGTGAACTCCAAGCCCTCAGGTAAAGTGACACCCTTTAGTATCTCATTGCGTTTGTTACGAATTTCGGTCACCTTACGTTCATAGCTCTCTACATCTAACCACAGTGTTTCAACACATTCTTCCTGCTTTCTGAAATCTATATACGCCTGAGCCTTGGTGTTTATCTCGCTGGCTTTGAGAATCTTAGCATCAATAGCTACCAGTTCAGCATCATCAGGACGTTCCTCTATTGGAGTAGGCTTTTCGGGGTACTTAAACTCTTGTTCTGGGAATTTATGATTATCCTGTATGAACCTATCCAGCATATCTAAAGCAGGGTAATTAAATGCACGTAGGATACCCAAGGATACTTTAAGTGCTAAGCTCTTTACCTCAAAGTCCTTTGCTGCCGAATTATATTCTGCCACCTCTTCATCCACCTCAATCTTAGCCATCTCCCATCGTGACAGTGCCTCTTTATTAGCCTTTACATTTTCGAGGTACAGGTTATTCAGTTTTGTCCTGATGCCCTCTTTCTCAGCTTGCAGGTCTGTAAGTACCACGAAGTCAACCTTCTCAGGTGTACCCATTGCTGTTAGCTTTGCCTTAGCATCAGTAAGGTCACGCTTGGCTACTTTCCTGTTCTCAATGGCATCAGCTAATTCCTTATCCGAGGCTGTCAGGTCAATACCGAGTACCTTCTGTAGGGTCTTGGATTGTTCCAAAGCTGACTGACGCAGGAACTTATCAATATCAAAGGTTTCAGGAAAGAACTTAGCCCCTAGTTCCTTGGTGACCTTACTCTTGACACCTTCTTTAGTGAAGTAGGTCAGCTTGTCGGTGCCAGTATCATCAAACACCCACTCAAAGCGTTCACCGGTAGTAAGCCACATAGTGCCTTTCCCTTCGTTGGTGTTCTCCTTCAGTATTATCTCCGGCTTGTTGCCACGTATGGCATCAGGTAAGCCCCTGAGTAACGTACTTTTGCCCTTACCGTTGCCACCAGTTACGATGGCAGTAAGTCCTCTGAAATCAACATCCATAGCATTAATGGACTTACAGTTGACCAGGTTAATTCGCTGTATCTTGCTCATTTGGTGTGAATTTTATAAAGCTAGGGGCCAGTACAGTCAATTACGGGTTCCCTCAAACCCACAGTCAAAAGTTAAATGTTTGTAACTACTGCCTGTTATCCCCTTGCTTTAGTTAATTAAAGTGCATCATCTTCGTCATCAACCATCAACTCGTCAAAGTCCTCTTCTGCGCTTACGCCTCCACCACCTAGAGCAGGACCAGTAGCCCACTTCTGTATGTTATTCAAGCCAGCACCTACACCCATATTACCAGAGGTATTGAATGGATACAAGTTCATAGTGATACGGGCATAGTCACCTGATTTCAGTTCCTTGGGGTCAGTGATTTGCTTCCTACCCTGGTCAATCATACCCGGTTTATCCTTGCTGCTGCAATTCATAAACCACATACCTGCGTAGTTGGGGTCATCAGGTTTTTCCTCGTCACCGTCACGGAGTGGTAACTTCAACTTAGCTGCTGGTGGTATCTTTCCATTCCAGCATTTTGTCTTACCTTCTTCCTTGGCTTCTTCAACAGCTTTGCGGATGGCATCGACTGTTTTTGTGTCTGTTTTTGGAATCAGGATTGCCGTGGAGTATTTTTTCTCCTTACCTTCCTCGGTGCTATGCGGCTCAAATCCGTGGAAGTAGCTTAGGCGTATCTTGCCCGTCATTACTTTTGCCATTATTCAAAGTTTATTTCATCACTGAAATCAGTCAGTGCGCTGTTGAACACTTCACGTTTATCCTCAACAGGTACGAGTGTCGGCTTACCTGCTGATTTACTGATTTGGTTTTTAAATAGTTCATCGAACTTCTTTTGACCACCTACCAGCTTTTGTAGGTCAGTCAGGGATTTAAGGTCTTTGTTAAAATAGGCATCTTCAGGGTAGCCATCCATTTCAAGGTAGTCTGCTACATACGCGGGGTCAGTGATGACCCGCTTAGTACGCCCGTTAACCAACTTGAACCCTGGCCACTCCACACCTGCTGCAAGGGCTTGTGTGAGTGCGTACTCCTGGACACTGTTTAGCCATTTGATAACAGAAGGTGCTTTGAGCAGTATTACTGATATTTCATCAGGTGTCAAAGTGTGAGGCTTTGCTAAATCTGCTAAACCGTCCTCTGCTATCGGGTCCATAAAGTCATTGAGCAAATCCTGTAGCATAAAGTCAGCATTAGCCCTGCATACGTTCCTCGCCCTACAGAATAAGCAGTGGTCACCGGGAGTAAACTCACCATCACCCATAAAGGCTTCCTCAGCTTTAGGCACCAGTGTTTCAGTTACCCACTTGTTTAAGTCAGCTACGGAAATACACCATTGACTAATATTGTTCATCCTAGGCTGGTATATGTTTAACACTACTACATCGGGTGTTAAATTCTTACTTTTTATAAGACCTGCTGCATAAGCCATAAGCTGAGTGTTCTCTATTGCGGATACCTCAACACCTTTACCATATTTCAAATCATTAATGTATAAGAATACTTTATTGAATACAGCAGCGTCAAGTATACCAGAGCATTCAGGTATGAAATCACTGATGTCAATTTTCTGCTCGATTAAGACCTCCGCAGTACCAATGCTACTACTGAATTGCTCATACACATAATTCACATACCCTGCTACATAGGCATCCATTTCAGGACTGTGGAACTTACCTGCATCCTCTTTAAGCAGGGTTTCACGTTTAATCTCATACAGGCTGTGCTGTATCTTGTTGGTAAGCAGTTTAAGGCTTATCTCTGCCAGTGCGTGTGCAAGTGTACCCTCGGCTGCTGCATCTGATTCCGTGTTAGGGAACTGCTGCTCAAACCTTGCACTTGGTGTACAAGCAAGCCACCTCTTAGAGGACGAGGGGCTTAGTACGGAGTGTGCTGCTACATCTCCCATGGTTACAGGGAATTTAGTTCTTCGTAGAACGCAGCAAGATTGGCAGCAGGTATCTTGCTGATACCCTCAGGGCTACCGTGTTTCTGTGCTAAAGTTTTTACAGTAGCAGGTGTTACACCACTTGCTTTTTTAGCCATGTAAAGCGATACGCAATCCTCTGAGGTTATCACTTTGGCTGTCTTAGGCGCCTCTGTCTTGGCAGTTCCTACAAGCAGTTCTACTGCTTTAGCTGGTTCCGGTTTCGGAGCGTCAGCTTTCACCTGTGGCTTAGGCTCTATAGCTTCTATAGCTTTTCGTTTTGCCATATCACCGCCAGAAGAATTTAGTGCGATGGTTGGTGTACCTGCGGCTGCATAGTTGCTTAACAGCGACAGTAACTCGGTGGGTGATTCACCCACGATTTCTAATTTCCAAGTCATTGGATATTTGTTTTTGGTTAAGAAAAAAAACTTATTTTAGTAATTCCAGGAACTCCTTACCATATAAATTGAGTATTCCTGATTTAGCAGAATACTTAAATTTCTGCTTTGCTTCATCATCCATTTTAGAGCCAATGATGTTGAACATAGAGGCAATTTCGTATTGAGGCATGGATAGAATAGCGTTTGCTATGTCAGCAGTGCTTAAGGTAACCTCAGTGTGTACTTTTATCGTTGCCATGTACTGATATTATTAGATACAAGAAAATTGATACAAAGGATAATACAAGGGCAAAGAATATCCCAAGTATAACTTTTTCAGTGTGGCTCATACGTTCACAAGGCTTAGGTATGCATTAATAGTTGCCAGCATTTTCTCTGCTGTAGGAATGTTGTTAACAGGCTTTCCTGTGAAATAATATTTTCGGAGTGTACCCTCGTTATAGCCATTCTCTAGAGCAAATTTCAATCGCTCTTCATAAGGCCATTGGTCTTTTAGTTCTTTAAGCTGTTTACCTAACTCTTGTGCTTTTAATTCAGCGTCCATTTTATACGGATGTTTTGTACGTCACAAATGTAGCGTAACCTTTTTGAATTAAACAAGTTATTTTGGTATATTTGTTTATATAAAGTGTAAGTTGCTGAAAATGAAAAAACCCTGCCACTAGGACAGGGTTCTCGTTCACACCAAAGAGCCTGGGAACAGGTTCTACTAACCTACATAATTATAGTTTATAAAGCACTTCATATCTTTTATCCTTCTTTTCGTTTGCAGGACCACAGCGTAGCCATCACGGCCTCCTTGTGGGTTACTATTGCCCTCAATAGTGGTCAGCCTATCACCGTCAATAGCAACCACTAATCCGGTGTGACCCCTACTGCCTCCTTCATCTATGATAAATTGTGAGCCTATCACGGGGATATTAGATATAGGGATACCCTTATCTTTTGCGAGCCTGAGGCACTCTAGTACGCCACCCACTCTAGGTATAGGACTGTCCTTACCATATGCCTCACGTCCACACCATACCATGAAGGATTGGCACCAGGGGTAACCGCCAGCATCACCTAGACCTGCTGCTCTTTGGTATTTAATAGCTTCACCACGGTTAGTGTGTGCTTCATCCTCTTGGATGCCTATTTGTGTTTCCGCTACAGAAATAATTTTTGGTTTCATAAAAAAAATTGTATTTTTTTTGAGCCGAATAGGATTTGAGGGTTGGTGCGTCTACACCAGCCTTTTTACTTTTGTTGACAGCTTATACTTCAATTCTAATATTGTACCTGCAATAGCAAGCACCAGCAACCCTAGTAGCGTAAATGTCGTTTTCCTGTAAGTCATCATCTTAGTCTTAAATGTGACAGCCTGAATATTTAATCTCTCTATTTCTGCGTTCTTGGCCGCAATCTCCTGGTTCTTCTGGTACGCCAAAGCTATTAGTTGCTTATTATCCACCGTCACTACTTCATCATGTATCTGCACGGTATCCCTCTGCCTGTAGCTGTCTTGGGATTTCACCTTTACAGATGGTACCACCACTACATCTGAACCATCATGTTTAGCCTTGGCAAGAGCAGCCCTGTATGCTGAATCACAGTTAGCGTACACAGTCTTACCAGGTATGCGGAGTATCTTACCGGGTAGAACTTTCACCTTGCGTGAGCTGTCACTGGTAGTGGGATACCACTTGGCGCAGTACATAGCTGCCAAGCTGTCGTGCTGGTCATGAAATACCTCAAACCTGTGTGTCTGCCTCCGTAATCCATTACACGAGGCAAGTGCCAGCAGGATGGCTATAAGATAGATTCTCATTATTGGTCAGTTTTAGTGGGTAATTTTCTCCTACCTCTTTGATAATTTGCTAAATCGTCTTTTACAAATTTGCCTTTTGCATCTGTTGCCATAACCCTGTAATTATCAACCTCCGTGTAATCTAGCGTGCGTGGTATTTTTTCAAGCATTTCCACAAAATCAGCTTGCCACGTATCAGGCATAGATTGCAGTACAGTTCTAGGCAGAACTAGGTAACTCGCATAGGTCAAATTGAAATACTCATGTATCCCATCTCGTGTTTCTTGAACATCCATTATTGGTCTGTTTTAGTGTCAACTCCGGCAGCGCTAGCTGCCTTATTAAGTATTGTGATGAATAGGCTTTGACCCATATAGCCTATAGCCACAAAGCCAAATCCTAGGTAGTCACCCGCCGCTTCAAGCTGCTTTATCTCCCCCTTCAGGGCAACAGCCAAGCTCACGATAATAAATGATATGGCTATAGATGGCCACTCGGTGATATAGTAATCTGCCACATTGAACTTGCCAGTGGCTTTCTTTTGCTGGCTTATCTTAATCAGGTTATGCAGGGCTACACCTGCTACACCGAACACGAATAAAAGGGCATTATGGTACATCATCTCGTTTGAATATTTTAAGGATTATAATTACAGCTATGGCATAAAACAATATTGCTAAAGCTGTATTATCTGTTATCAATTTTAGGGTCTTTGCCCCTAAAGTTAGTTACTGCTTTGGTAGTATGCTTGTTTTTCGTCTTATTATTTTTTTTGTATATTGATACTTGGTTTAAAGTGTAGAAAAATGAGCCAACTCCAGCTACCAAACTGACAATCACTTTGTAAGCAATGTGTGCGTCATGTACCCACACTTGGGAAACACCGAACAGCACTAAAACAGTGAGTAAGTGATTACCTATGTTAGCTAATTGCTCGTGTGGGATTTCTCCTATTCTTAACGTCATAGATAATTATAATAAGTGATACAGCATAAATCCAATAATTCCAATACCCACCAGTCCTGAAAGGTTTTGCTATCTCGTCAGCTACACCGAGTATGGCAAGCGTTACAAGATACCGGCTCCACCATTTGCCTTTGTACCTGTCGTGTATTTCCAGCGATGCCAGAACCCACATTACCGATTCAGCAAAGAACCACACGAAGTTATTGACATCAGGATACGCACCAAACGGCACTACCGGTAAGTGGATAACCCGTAACCAGGCTATAGCAAGTATGGCAATTACCCTTTTCATTACCTTGGGCGCAGTACGGTTGTAGGGTGCCCACCAACTAAGCCACATACGAGTACGTGGTCAGCAGCTTTAGTGGAGTACGTGTGTACCGAGTTCTCAAAGTCACCATCCAACACTTCACCAAAAAATTTACGAGTACATAAGCGAAACTCGCCATCAGTGTTGGTATCAATCCAAGATATTAAATCCACGGCAGGTACATTTTGTGCTTCTACCGCAGGGTTATAGGTGCTACCACCTATCCTGTGTACTAAAGTGGTTGGTTCAACTGCAAAGCTAACTTCCACCATTAAATCTTGTTGTGGCATAATATCATTCTTTTATTGTTACAGTATCTAATTTGCCCTCAATATACAACAAACTGTCGAATTGTTTGTAAAATATTGGGTAAGAATCATAATTGCAAATCCATTGGCTGTCTCCATTAATAGGGTACTTCCACGGTGCTATCTTGTGGTTGTTCACTTCTACAGTGACAATCCAGTGTACGAACCATAAGGGTAGGATTATGAATTTCATTAGTTTTTCCCTCCTGTAGTTAATATCTTGCTATCAATATTCCAACTTTCCAACACCTGTGCTGTTGTTAGTTCCCTGCCTGACGTAATACCAAAACACCCGATTGTGGCTGTCATAGGCTTATTAATCGTACCCCTGTCGCTCACCCCACCAACAAAGATACTATAATTTGGCCTGAACAGGGCTGTGGCAGTGTTGGTTTTCTTTAGCGCTCCTGATTGGAAATAGACTGTTTTCGTGTAGTTCGGTGCGCCCTGCCTTTGTATGAAATGGCTTATCCCGTTGTACGTGGTTGAACCATTCGCAAAACTAAAGTTACCATTGTCATGCATACCTGTGTATATAGTGCTGCCATTCATTTGCAGGTATGTAAAACTGGAAGTAGCAAGAATCGTACCATCTACACCCATCATATTATTATCACCTGTAGTAGATATTGCACTGCTGTATATTTGGATACCCATGGTATCACTGCCATTAGTGCTATCGTTGAAATTGGTGTTTACGTATTTATTACCAGATGCACTTGTTCCTATGCCTGCTGCTGAGTAGGTGCATGTGTTTACGTCTGTTAAGGTGTAGCTACTGGTATTGATGAAGTTATATTTCATCTGCGCCAGGGTACTACCGAGCAAGTAGTACTTAGCCGCATAATAAGAAGCTATCACGCCAGTGGTGGTTAACCCGAATGCTGAGGTCGCGTAGTAGTTGAGTAGCCCTGCTTGGTACGCCACAGCATAAGCCCTACCGTCAGTCAGGCTTGATGATGCATTGGTAGTGATAAGGACTGCTCTGGCTTGCGGAGGGTAGTCCTGAGCCATGGCTATCGTGCTTAATAATATAAATACCAGTGTTCTCATTAGTTGTTGTATGGGCTGTAGGACATTTTATATAAAGGGCTTGCTACCGTACCATAATTGATTATGGTGTACACATCAAGTGCTGATGCTACCTGCGTTAGCGGCCATACGCCCACCCCGTTGAAGGGTGCTTTAATCGCACTGGTGCCTGTGCTGCTCAGAGCGTATAGCGTACCTGCTGACTGTGTGACATAGAAATAGTAAGGCACTCCTACTAATAAGTTCTGTAGCGTGATTACACAATTACCTGTCATTGCCATTTTTTGGAGCGTACCGTTTACCCCATCCCATGTCTTCGCTGTGCTGCTGTTCCCATTGTCATACATGGTGTTGGCTGCTACAGATACCGTATACGTGTTAGTACCTGCCGTAAGTGCGATTCCTGGACCTGCTGTCAGGGTGGTAGAGCTGCCCCCGGCACTGAAGGTATATGTGGTAACCCCTGTGAGCCTACCTGTTGCGTCTACTGTGAATGATGGTATAAGCGACCCACTGCCATAAATGCCTGCTGTAACAGTGGTTGTGGGTATATCCGACCCAACTAAAGCCCTGAACGAGGGTTGTGCTGCTGCGCCTGTAGTAGGTCCTGCCCAGACATAGTTGGCTGTTTCAGGAACTGCCGTAACGCTGAATGTACCTGTTGTGGTGATTGGTGTAGGTGTAACTGAAAATATAGACGGTACTGATAGCCCAACACTTGTAACGGCTGTTGTCAAATAGTCCGTTCCTGCCACTGCTGCTGTAGCTGAACCACCTGAACCGACCTTAACAATACTACCTACTGTTGGGGTTAATGACATAGTAATAACAGGTGTTGTAGTGGCTGTTGCGACTGAACCTGCAAAACCGTTTGAAGTGGCGACTGATAGGCTTGTTACCGTACCTGCCCCCTTAGCGTTCCACGTGTTATATTGTGTTGGAGTAACATAACCACTATCTGTTGCTGAAACGGCAGGTATAGAAACCGTAGTACTGTTGATTGATAGTGGTAGCTTAAACGAATAGCTAATTGGGGCTGTACCATTGCTCTTAGATGAAACTCGCCCATCCGAGCCAATGGTAAGATTGCAATAGTTGCATGTTCCTGCGCCAACTCCGCTTGCCGCAATTGTAGGATTGGGAAAGTTGCCTGTTAGCGCTCCCCCTGCTGCGCTGTATGGTATGCCTTTAAACGTATCGGCTGTTGCGTTATGACCTGTGGCAATTATGTTACCTGATACCGTAATAGTGTTATCTTCAGCAATACTTATCGGGTTTGTAAAGGTTTGGGCATTGTAGATTATAAAATCATTCAAACCTCCATTGTAATTATTACCTATTCCCCAATATGCCGACCCCTGATTTCTGAATGTTATTAAGCTATTGCCTGTGCTAGTATTCTCCATTTGGGCAAGTACACTACCTGAACTATGAATGTCAAGCGGTGCGCCTGGTGCGCCTGTTCCGATACCTAATTTGTTTTGTAGATAAAGGTTTTGGGTGAAAGTATCTACACCTGAAAATTTATAGCCGTTCGCTACATTCACTGATACATACACAACGCTGTCCGAGCCACTAATAGGCTGTATGTTGATACTGTTATCGGTACAAGCAAGCCTGCCTACTGATGTAGGTAAGGAAGTCCATACAAAGCCTGTGCCATTACTTCCTAGTATCATGCCTGCGTGAGGTATAGGATTGATTGAGTAATAACTTGCATAACCGCCATTTACATTGCTATCACCTGATTTTACCCAATATGGCGTACGGTTAACCCAATACGAGGAATTGTATTCTAACACTTGCTTATCTACAGGGCTGGTAATTTTAGCATCTCGCAATTGCCTTAAATAGTAAGTGCTGTCATTGAAGTAGTCTAATGTAATTGCATTGTTATGTGTGTTGCTATCGTCAAAATGAAAACTATAAGGGTCTGTTTCCTCACTTATCCACCCGTAGGGGTTGGCTGCTAGGACACTATCAATCCAGTTCAGGGATGCTACAACTCCTGAATCAACCCTGAATGTGTGTCGCGCCAGTAATAGACCGTATCCGGCAGAGTAACTACCGCCACCACCAGTACCTCCTTTAATAGCAAACCAGCCACCTAATGATGGTAGGTATACCTCTAAAGTAGTGTCAACAGGATTGAACCTAATGGAGCGTATGCTATCAAGGAAGGGGTTGAACAAAGTACCTGTGTCAGGTATTATGAGTTGGTTCTGCATAGAAGTTCCCTTGTTGGAATCTATGTAGCCTAGCTGCCCATATCTGTTAACCTGCCTTACAGGTGCCTGCCCATAGCTGGTTGCAGAGAGGAAAAGTAGTGTGAATATTAAATACCTCATAAAACAATGTATGACCATTCGTAAACAACCCCTGGTCCGTTTAAACTTCCTAGCGAATTAGCAACAATGGAAAAACCTGCTGTGTGATTTGAGTTACAGTACACAAACCCTGATGCGGTGTTAGCGTTTTCGTCAAATGGGCTAAATACCACGCTTACAGGTGTTGTGTAAGCTGTACTAAACGCCATTTCTACTATTCTTTGACTTGTAGATGGTGAAGTGCCTGTTGTAACCTGTATTGTGCCTGACTTATCAGTGCAGTTAATTAGTGTTACCGTGGCTCCTGTTCCAGCTCCGGGGTGTAGTGCAGGTATTGGTGTACCTGGCGTAACCGGCACTGAAAAATCAGTAGCTGGTACTCTGATGTCAGACTTGACACCAGCCACATCACGAACCACTAGCACTGTATCGGTGGCTGGGTCAAGTGTATCTGTTGGTAACGCTCCTAGTTTCATAATATGATGTCATAGTAGTACCCATAGGTACTGTTGTTAAGTTTTACTTTTGTAGTCATTTCAGTGACAAGGTTAGTTGCCAGCGACAGTTCAACACCCTCTGCACAGCGTACCATTAGCTGTACCCTACCTAGTACATTACTCAGAGCATCAGCTACTTGGGCTTTACTGAGTATCATCAGCTTATCAATACACCTGCTGCTGATGGCACCTGGGGTAACACCAAGATTAGCATATACAGGATTAGTGATGATAGCCCTCACCAGACCTGCTATCTTACTGGTCAGGTACATAGCCTCTTTATCACCTTCAGCTACCTCACTGCTGTTACCTGTTGCGTATATATCTATGTTGTATGTGACATCGCCATAAGCAATCCTGCTACTCTGTTGGTTCCATTCTATTTTATCCACGTTCACGTTGATACGGGGTAGCTCGGTATCACCACTGTATGGGATGAACCTCTCTACATCAACAGCTTGTATGTTTGGGTAGCTGTTATCCAGTGCATACTGCGCAGACATCTCTAGCATAAGCAAAGCACCTAATGCATCACGTATGACCTCGAAATTCTGCTTCGGTATAAGTCCTGGTATTAAGCCCATTAGTTGCCTAGATTAGTTCTGAACCACGTCCGGAGTACTGTCATGTTGTACGCTTTCTTGCTGCTGTCCACATAGTAGAACAGCGAATCAATAGTGGGTGCAAGCATGTAAGTCCTTGTATTGGCGTATAGCAGCCCTAGTGTGCTGTCGGTCGTGCCATACTTGTACTGCGTGAGCAGAAACCCGTTTTTAGGGTAATCCTGACCGTTAATCTGAATACATGTGCTGGATATGTTTTTAATCTGCACTTGTTTTGTGTTGGCCTGCCCGAAAGCTACTGATGCCACAAGTAAGGCAATCAGTGTCATTAGTTTTCTCATGTTTTCCAAATTGGGATTGATGCGTTAACAGTTATTACATTTATATCAGGAGCAAAGCCCCCGTTATTAGCATTGTTGAATGTGCCTGTAGCCACTGTGTACAGCACAGCGTTTGCGTCAAAAGCAGGTGTTACTACTAAGCTGTAATTCACATTGTCCATTAAGAACGGAGTAAGTGCCGTGTAGCTTACCAGGTAAGGAATTGGTAGCTTACCTTGGCCATCTACTGCATACTCAATATTAATCTGGTCACCATTAGCCAATGTCTGCTTTTGAGTGCCAGGAGTGGTCATTACTTTAATCAGGATAGGTGCTGCAATCCAGCCTATAATCGTTCTACCAGGAGGTGTAACAGTGCCATATGTGCCGAGTGTGCAGGTAATCATTCCTGTCTGGTAATTTCCGAAAACTTCACGGATACCAAAGGTTATCTGCGTTTGGTTCACTTCCTCAGTAAAAGTTACAATATCTCCTTTTAAGCTGAATTTGCCGTTGCTATCCCGTGTAGGGAACCCTGCTGCTTTCAAAGATACCTCACTCACCATAATGCGTGAAGTAGTGCCTATCACAGCATTACCTGTGTCGTTGATGTAAAAGTTGTGGAGAACTACCTGTGCGTTGCATGTCTTAGACACAACAGTGCTGCCACCGGTAACCGTCCAGATTACAGGTATGGCGAACTCGTCCGTGTCGGACAGAATATCTGCTATATCTTGCGCTATGTCGGCAGTGAACCCCACTATTCCCCGTCTAGTTCTTCAGGTTTAATTTCCACAATTGCACCAGCCTCTATAAGCGCAGGTATGTTGGCTTCAATAAGCCTGTACTTAGGCACTTCATCACCTTCCTTAAACCTGTTGGCTCCATGCCCTGTAACCGATGCTGCTAATATCTTATACATATTCCCTGATTTTAAAAAAGCCGCCATTGCTGACGGCTTTTCTGCTATACTAAAAATTATCTTTATTATTTCTTAGCCTCGGTCACTGCCGCAGGCTTGAACCCTTTTGTACCCTTATGAATGACCATACCTGGTTTAAGGTCATGCGCCTCAATTACGTGCCTGTTGGTTTTCACCTGCTCACCTACACCTGTTGTAGGGTTACGTACGGTAGATGTGTGTTCCAAATCCGCTTTGGTAACCGTGTGTGGTTCATATAGGACTATGAAGTTTTTCCTCATCAGGTCGGCAATTTCGCCATCCTCAAAAAAACTTTCTTCAAGTAGGTCACCCATCATGACCATACGCATTTTACCGTCTTTCCCTTTGACATGCCTCTTGACGTGTTTGAACGCAGGGATGGCACCTGCTGTAACGTAATACTTGTCTGCCATTTATGTTGGTTTTAAGCAGGTAGAACCTGCATGGTGTAAAATCTGTCAATCAACTTAGGAACTACCATAGGGCGGCTTTCTACACCAAATTCGTGGAATACATTCCATGTGTCAATTCTTTCCTTCATGTGGAACGGTCCAGCTTCCAGAGATGCTGTGTTCATTCCGATTTGAGGACAGGCACCGTAAAGGATGTTACCTGGCAAAATATCTTCTGCTGGTAAAACGAATACCTTTATTGGGTTGATGTATGGTGTCAGTGTGTAGGTGCTGTTTGGTGTTTCAGGGTAAGCGTCAGCCAATTCGTAGAACTGTGGGTATTCCCATAAATGGAAAGTATAGCTACCAGCCGTGTACGTGCCACGGTATGCCTGACCGTCAGCTTTCAACTGTGTAGGTGCAATGATGGTTTCCAGCTTCAGTGTTTCAATGCTCTTAGCACGGCTCAGGATAACATCGTTAGCCTGTAATGCGAGGTTTGCTTCGCTGCCAAGGATGGCATGGAACACAGTGCTTGCATACTTACCTTCCTTACGCATAAACTCACCTGCTGCCTGGAAAGATACAGAAGGGTCAACCCCTGATACGTTCCAGTAATGGCCTGCCCCTAGGTCAACAATAGATTCAGCTTTACGGCCAAAGTCAATCACAGTACCGTCACGTAAGCTGGTCGTTGTACCAAACTCCATAACCTCAGCGCACCACAGTTCAATTGCCCTGTCAATCAAATCCATGTTGGACTTGTTGCTTACGGACACCTTATCTGCCAGTTCAACCATTGAGTTTAAGTTGAATGTACCACTGCCAAACGTGTTGTAGTAACACTCCAATTTAGACACATCGGAAAAATAGAAGAAGTAGTAAGGGTCATAGATTTTTTGCGTGGCTTTTGTGATTTGCGTACGCAAGCCCTGAGAACCCAAGGTTATGTCAACTCCCACCTTCTCAGTACCACGCCTTACCTCGATAGCAGGGTAAAGTACCTTAGCTATTACGGGCGCAAAGAATGACCTCAAGAACCCAGTTGTGCGGATTTCCATGAGTTCATCAAACCTGTCCACAATCTCGGTGGTAAATAATGGTTTAATTTCGGAGCTACTGATATTGCCGAATGAACTGGCCATAGTATTATTATTTTATAAGGTTATAGATTAGGATACTGCGTTGTCGTACTTAGACAGTTCGTTTGAAGCCCACAATGTGATTGTAGTCAGTGAGGTGATAAGTGCGCCTATGCTGCCACCACCTGTGGTTGCACTCGCTACCGTGGTGTCAAGTGTTTCTGAACCGTTCAGGATAAGCATGTTCTGGTTCACCATTCCAGAAAAACAGTATGACACTGTTACGCTCGCACCAGCAGCAACCGTGTAAGACTGCTGTAGCACACCACGAGGGTATTGACTACCATCTGTCGCAGCAGCTACTAAAGGTAAAATCTTACCTGTAGCAAGCACCTGTCCAACAAGTGTACCCATCGCGAGGGTCACAGGTGAGCCACCTGAATTGGTGTAAGTGCCTGTCTTGTACAGCAGGTTACCACCGATGAACAACTGTTGGGTTGTCCAGTTGTTTTGTAAAACTCCGAATCCGGCCATTTTATTTATGCTTTAAAAGGGTTTATAATTATTTGATGTTCCGGGCATCCTTTAATGCCTTAGCTATTTCAGCCGCTTCCTTCTGCTTAGCAGTAAGAACTTCTGCTGGTTTCTCCGATGCCTTAGCGTTAGGGTCAAGGTTCTCCACGTTCTCATCTTTCAATGCGCCCAGGGTTCCCTTAGCCATCATCTTCTTTGACATTTCTGCAAAGAATTTAGGGCCAGGTGTTGCACCTGATGCAATCATGTCCGTACAGGCTTTCAAATCCGCATCAGCGAAAGTCATGATTGCTTCAATACGCTCCTTCTCCTGTGCTGCACCTGCATTAAGGATTTCTTTGTACCCTGTAGGGTTTGCTGCTTGAAATTCCGCAACTGTCATAATCTTATGGGTTTTAATAATTGTTTCTGTAATTTTTGCTTCAACCTTGTGGATGGCTGCTATACCAAATCTTGCGGCAATAGCATTAATCTCATTTGCCCTTTCTGCCGTAAGGCTGTTGACCCTTTTTACTAAACCAAGTGCTAAGCATTTCTGCGCATCAAGTTCAACGTCAATTCTTGTGTCAAGACTAAACATTGCATCCAGTGACACGCCTGTAATGGCTTGCCACATATTAGCATTCACCTTGCGTTCCATCATCTTACGCAAGTCTGTATTGACACTTGTAAGTTCTTTTTTAATGGCCTCGGTAAAACGCTCTTTATTATCCTCTATGTAAGATGGGTAAGCTGCTCTGTGGAACATTACACGAGATACATCTAAGCACTCAGCATCGTTTACGTTACAAAGAAGGAAAGCCATCATGCTATCAGCACGGCCATCTATCTTCAGCGTTTTGTTACCTGTATGTTCATTCCACTTTGCAGCTACACCGTAACTAGAGAATACATCCCCACCAGGGCAGTTAGCCCTAACGACAATATCCTGACCCTGTGCGTCCTCCATCTCCTGAATGAATTTGCTCACAGTGTAAGAATAAAGTTCGTTATAAATGAGGATTTCCTTAGCCATTACTTAGTAGCGTTGTAGTTCGGGAAAATAGTGTTGTGAGAAGCCTTAATGTAGCCTGATTGGGTAGCTGATGTAGTGTATATTGCTAACCTCTCATAGTTACCATATCTGATAGGTGCATACAGAATAGCCGTACCTGATGCCGTGAAAGTTAGTGTATCCAGTGACCTGTTCGTGCTTGTAGTAAGCTGTGGACCCCACAACACACCATCGGGAGATGATTCATGGACAACTGTTACAGCCGGACTACCGGATATTTTTGTGTATTTTACAGTAAACTGCTGAGCAGCCTGACCGAATATTGGCAGGTAACTAAAGCTATCAGTCGCAACAATACCCTTCCTATAATCAGCTACAGCAAGATTGATAGATGCAGAAGCACCGATGGTGTCCTGTATATAAGTACCTGTGTAGGCGATGGCATTAGCTGTGTAGTACATCTGGCCTGTGTAGATAAATGGTGCAGGTGACCAGTTAGGGTGTTTACGTGTAGGTTGCGCTTCGGCAAGTAATCCAGTGAACACCAGTAAAATAAGAAGTAAGTTTTTCATTTTAGTACTTTAAGACAGCCAAAAATATGTACTACTAAAAAATATTTCTAGGAATAGTGCTAAATAGAGTTAAATAGAGTTATATTTGTGTTTTATGAAAAAACAGCAAAACAGAATACAGATAACCTTGGGTAACGAGGACAAAGCCCGTAAGGAAGCCATAGAGCAACACTATGAGATGCCACTGTGTACTATGCTCATCCAGCCTGTAAAGGATTTAATAATGAAGGAACACGACAAACTTCCTGAAAGTAAAAAAGCTAAAATATGAAAACTTTAATTATTGCGCTATGCGCATTACTAGCTGCGGGTATGGTCGTCGTAGGTGTTAACGGATTGATTGATTCTTTTACGAAGGATGTTTACGTACATTGCGTTGTAAAAACCCATGTAGGTGGTTGTGATAGATATGGGCATATTAGTTACGCAACAGTCACGACCTGCGAAGATGGTTTTACTAGGGTGAGCAGTGATGTTGATGACTATATAAAACCTGTAGGCGCAGACATCATTTTTACCGAACACATATTTACTCTTGAAAAATGGCACAAATAGAATACAAGATTGAAACGAGGGATATAAGTGGTTTTCAAATCCTGTGGAATAGCAACACGGAAACGGAGATTGACATGTTGAACCGCCTCTGTGCAGAAGGATGGGTGCTGGTCTGTGTTCTATATGTAGCTGGTGTTTACACATATTACTTTAAAAAAGAGAAACATCATGAATATAGAACCTACTGATGCTTATGAAAAAGCTAAAAAAGAGTTTATTGAATCTTTGCTTGACGTATTGCACCCACCCAGAAAATCATATCTAAGAGAACAAACAGTTTTGTTTAGCTTTATCATAATTCTATTACTATTAGGCCTTATTAGGTGCTAAATAAGAAACCCACCGTTAGGTGGGCTTTCTGTTTATCCTTTAGTTCCGTCATTGAGCTTACGTCCTGGTTTACCCTTATCATCTTCCTTAGGGTCATCGAAGTTCTCAATATCCGTACCGCGTGTTGCAACCTTCTCAATACCAAGGTCATCCGCATCTCTCATTTCCTGTGAGTATTGCGCTGATATGTCGGTGTAGTCACCTGTACCAAGTGCATCACAAGCTGATTCAAAGTCTGTGAGTGGCATATGTACTGAGCCTAATCCGAGTTTAAGCCTGATAGCCTCAACCTCTTTTTTCTCGTCTATCTGTGGCACTGGTGCGCCTCTCCACTCTGCATACTGCCAAGCTGCTATGGTCATTGCATCACCGGCAAAGAATGCTTCAAGGTAACCGGGTGCATCTATTTCACCCGCCATTATCCACACCATAAGCTGTAGGTTATACACCCTCTGGTGAAGCTGGTTGCCAAAGTCATCCCTGTCAATGTTCAGCATGTACTGCCATCCGTTAGTAGCTGCCCTGCTCGCTGAATAACTTGACCCATACAGTTGCGATGCTACCTCAGGTGGTATGCCTACCGTAGCACTGTCAGCTTCAAACCGTGACTTTCGGAACTCTGCATAATTCAGTAGCCTCCTGCTTTCAGGTGTAACGACATCAGTACCTTCTCCAAGGTTGAATGTCATTTTCTTTGTAGTAGCTGCAACCCTGTTAGCCAGTTCCTGCCCATCGATGGTGACAGGGTTATCCAGTGAAGCCCCTCTGCTACCTACTATCTTAGCCATAGCATCACGCCTTGGGTCTTTCTCTTCTGTACCTTTTTCGTGGGTGAAGAAGTACGTCAGTTTAGCCTCCTCAACTGCGGATGATACAAAGGCATCCGTGAACTCGTCAAGCTGTTTGCTTGACTGCATGTTGGTTGTGGTTTCAGGAATACCCCTAGTATCAGCAAGTCTGTTCTCCGTACCATACACAAGGTAGGCCATAAGTAGCCCCTGCCTGTTCTTAGCCGGAATCCTTTTGTAAACCAATGATATGCCATCCCTAAGCCAATAGGCTACGTGTTCACCTTTACTGCCTATCTCGACACCATTTCTTACCCTGTTACCTGTTTCTTCCCAAACCCAATCATACCCTACTTTGTTATCTACTAACTTGGTTTCACCACCTATTACGACTTTACCTACAGGGGTAACCACCCACTGGCCATCTACAATCTGAGTGGTAACTATGTTGTTCTTGTCAATCCGGTGGATAACTAGCACATCACCCCAATTCGACTTATTCAGATATATGCGTTTGGTTAACTTATTAAACGGGTCACGACCAGCATAGTCCATCATGCTTGACTTGTTACTAGCCAAATCCCAAAGCTCTTCTATATCTTTAGTCAGCTTCTCCCATCCCTTTTCATCTAGGCTAACACCCTTCTTTTTCAAGTATGACTTCTTAGGTGCTGATTGTAGCCTGAGTGCCTTGCCTACTACCCATTTAGCTTTTTGGTTGACTACCGTGTGAATGGTCTCACCCTCAATGTATAACTGCCAAGACCTTTGCCCCAGGGCTTGGTTATCCATGTTGTACTTTATGATAGGACCTATTGAGTAGGCATCCTTTTCACCAGAAAACATCTTTTGTAACATTGGCGCACTCATAGGTATCGCTTGCCAGTCAAAGCTACTAGCCATAGGTCTGCCCATCACTATCTCCTGCCTGTTGGCATCAGGCTCTCTAGGTGTAAATGGTACAGGTTTTACTACACTAGATACCTCTACTGTAGGGCTGAAAAATGAAGTAATATTTTTTAATATCCCCATGGAGTATCAATTATAAAGTTCGGTGATGATACAAGTCGTACCTGTTGCGATGTAATATCATTTATGGCCAACTGCCTAAGCCTGCGAAGTACCAAAATCATATCTAGTACCTCTTTAGGGTTTCTGTATGTTTTTCGGATGTCTGTTTGCCCATCCGATAGCCTGTACTCTTGTACGTTAGCTTTAGCTACTGTAGTCATGACAGTGGTAGACAAAGCTGTAATAGCTGCTGTATACGCCGCTATTTGGTCTTTGGCATCCTGTGCATTTATATAATCTATTTCTGATGCGAATACTGCCATGTTAAATTATTAAAAGGTCATCGGTTTTAGCTAAAGTCAAATCAAGTGATAGGTGCGTAGGTGTATAACTTCCGGGCGCAATCACATTGATAGCAGCAGCTATTAAGTCTAATTGCAAATTTATGGGAATTATTACCTGATTTTGCAATATAGTGTTTAAATCTTCAAATCTTACAAGATGGTTCGGATTTACAGCATCACTTGTACCCCCTATTTCAATTTTACCATCTTTATGAATCCATATTTTAGCTTTCTCGGTTTCACCGTCCTGAGAGTACATCCTTACTTCACCAGCAAGTGATTTCTGATTAGTGTTGATGACACCGTAACAAACAGATTTACCGTTACGTGCTGTGTCATCGTATATTACTTTCAAGTTCTTAACGTCAGGTGGCGCACAATCAACCCCCGGAGGTGCTACTTCTGTGGAGTTACTAGGGTCATAGTTTCCCATTTGGTTCGCCTGGTAAGTGCGGATACCGTCTTTAAGTTTAGTTGTATCTAATTTTGCTATGACTGACATTAGAATATCCTTTTTATTTTTTCCTCGTTAAATGCCTCAGGTAACACACAGGTCAAAGTGGCTACGTTTTTAGTAGGGTCTGTGCTATAGCTTATTTCCTGTATAAATAGCTTGACTTCACCTGCTAGGTACAAATCTACGTCCTTAATAGTTATTAACTGATTTGGTGTAACGAGGTTCCCTGACAGGTGCCACCCGTTTATTTCTATCGTAACTACCACGGCCTTGCGTAATTCATCATTAAGCAAGCTACGTGCTGTGAGTTTTACATCATTATCATTACCTACGCTCTGGATATACCTACGCATCCTTAGTGGCCCTATTACGCCATAATACCCGAACTCATCTACCTGTATCACGTTGGAACTCGATGGGTCAGAGCCGTGGCCCCCTACAATGGCTGCTCGGAAATTCTCAGGTAATGGTATGTACGGGTTATATGCTGAACCTTCCTGCACCACTTCATCAGTGCTGTCATTCTGCCCTAGAACTTGGATGATACTGTGCATGTTCTGCCCGTTATAGCAAGCTGATGCACTTATGTAGTCTGTGCCATCAAACCTGTGCAGTATGTGCCTCGCAGAAGATGTAGTGGTGGTTTTCAACAAAGTGCCTTGTGGTGCGCCCTGAATCGCTGGATTACGTGCTACAGGCTGTGTAGCTACTAAAGTTGTCGTGGTAGTCAGTAATGCGTCTGTGTGCGCTCTGGTAATAAGGATGTTACCATAAGCATCGTGGCTCAGTATTGCATTCTTTTGGGCGCACAGATTATCCAGGAAATCAGACAGATATTCATCCTGTTTTATGGCTACCTGCTGATATGGTGCGTTGAATACCTTATCACTTAATAGCTCCTTATCCACAATCACTTTTAACGGAAATATACCACAGACTTTATTAGCTATCTGGGCGAGTGTGTTATTATCAAACTGAGTGGGTACGTGCTTTGATGGGTCACCGGGATTATTGGTACTGCTAACATAATTAGGCTGGAACCCGCCAACAGTACACTCCTGTAATATACCCGTGATAGAATACCCACTTACACGTACAAGGGATTTAGGTGGGTCACCTGCTGAGTAGAACTCATTTCGTAATGCAGTTCCTATGAGCATCGTAATGCCTGCATGAACTATTTTTACTGTTTGATAACTAAGTGGTCTAAATATTTTCTTGTGTACCGGGTTCTTTACATCATAATATGCTGTAAATGAAAAAGTATCAGCAATACTGTCATACTTCAGATTGAGGCTAATCTGATTCACTAAGTCGACTTTATGACCTGATATGTATACTTCAGTACTATACATAGTATATTATATTTCTCCCTTTGCGAAGAACTAAAATTTCAGAGTACCCGATATTGTTATTTTTCATTAAAGTTGTAATAGTGCTATCATCAGGAAGCATACCGTAAAGCTGGTTAGCCAATAGTATCACATTGGTATCCTCAGTCAATGTCATGTTCCTTCTGGTCTTAGCTGCATTGTAGTAGAAGTGTAACTGTATCAGCACGTTCACTACTACCAGCTTTACATTGCTGACTATATCGTAATCAGGAACATAGCTATCCGGTGTACTGTTGTTTGGCGATTGTATTAGATTCAAATTGGCAACGTAACTGTTGTAACCATTAACTACAGAAGTAATTACGTCCAGAATGTCAGGCCTGTAGTCATAATCATCCGTGATATTCAGCATCGTGGATTGGCATAGCCCTAGAACTGTGCTGCCTGCATTGCTCGCATACAGATTCTTTAGTTGCGCTGTAGGAGTGAACATTGCAAGTATGCTGGTGATTTGTAGCCCGTATACTTCAAGCATACTAGCATACATACTAAGCCTGGACTTCACTGATATTAGGAAGTTGGATGGTGCGCAAATTAGATTTTGCCCTGCTATAATTATATCACCTGTGCTGTAAAGTGCCGTATCAATAACACTTAATGCCTGGTTAAAGTAATTAGTGTATGTATTCACTTCATCCTGTGATGAACGGATATTACCAATCACTGCCGGGTAAATACCATTAATACCATTGGTCTGATTCTGCAAAGCACCTACACTCATTGTAGCTGTTCTGTCGGAAAACCTGCTCACCATAACCTTCTTAGCAGTTTCAGCTAATGATACTGCCTGTGACGGACCACCATTAGCGGCCTGATTAGTATTGCTGAGGATTGTTTCAATTACTTGACCTGTAATTTTTGTCACATTCCAACCTGCATTATCCTGTGAAAGATTTATGGGCTGGACGTACAAACTGCCATAAAAAGGGTGTTGTATAGTCCAAGCGTTCTTGTCGTTTGCGGATTCCCAGAACTCGGCTGCAATATCCAGTGTGTCAGTGCCTTGGAAATACATCTCCAAATCATACACATTTGACATAGGTTCTCCCCTGTCGACTAAAGTGCCTGGAATATTTTTAAATACAAATTGGGCTATGTTGAACTCTTTGGACTTACTTGAAAAAGTAGCAGCCATCCAGTCAGGATTATACACCTTAGTGTCACCTGTGTTGATGATTAAGTTCTCTCCAATAAGCTGCCGCCAATCTGTTGCCATTACTTTATTTTAGCTATTTGCAAATTTACATTTTTAGCAAAGAATTTATCACCTTTTCTCAGGCTCTCTTCACTAGCATCTCTCATAAAGTGGGTTGCTGGTGGTTTTACTATCCTTGCCCTTTTAACAGCAAAAAGAGGTGTTGCCACTACAAATGTGTCACCATTAAACCTATTCAAGTGGTCTGGCCTCCACGCCATTTTATTACCTCTGCCATTGACCTTATTACCTATGACGAGCGCGCCTGTTTTAGCAGCCCATATAGCTGCTGCCACATATTTACTCTTGTCTGTTGGTGCATACTTACTCACGTAATTCTTAGCATCAATTGCATCAGGCATATTATTACGCCTGTTCCTGTTCCTGATATTTTTATTCCACCTGTTGCTACTACGTGATGTAGCAAGACCGACAAAAGCCCTGCTGTACTTAATCGGTGTACCTTCTTCCTGTTCCTCCAAGTCCTCCACAGAATGACTTTTATCTTTCTCTTTTGGTTTAAAATACACCTGTGACCTCATAGTGTTGACATCAAAACCTTTAGCCACTTCTGCCCTAGAGTTCGCTTTAAAGAATGTATCCTTCCTGTGGATAAAGTCTTTGTGTGCCTCTGCTGGCATTGTGTTGGTTTTAGTGTCAAAAGCCATATCATTCAACGTCTGTCGTATAGCCACAGGTAAAGCTGATTTCTTCATGTGCTGAAGAACCGCTACATAGACTGACAGGGCTGCGCTATTTACGTTAAAAACTGCCACACCTCAAATATATTACTTATCTTTGACTATGCGAACACTTATTTTATTACTTCTTTGCGTGGCATCTTATGGCCAGCACACTAATCCGGCACCATACTGCGCTGCCTTGAACAACTGCAACACTTGCGGAGGTGGTATCTCTCGTGTGGAAATATCCAATCTGGACAACTCTGTGCCAGGTCTTGGTCATTACACACTGTTTGATAACCTACCTGAAATACTGCTGTTCCCTGATTCCTCTTTCAACACAACTATCGCTTTTGAACCTTGTCCTAGCACTTCGTGGGTGAGAATTGCTTTGTGTTACAATACTGCAAGTGGATACATATCCTTTTTCGGTGGTTATGATACCACTTTTGTACTAGCTGCCCTAAGTACTACCGAGGTTAGGTCCTTCCACATTAACGTACCTGTTACAGCGATACCTTGTGATACCCGTATGCGGATTGTCCGGTACTCTGGAACTGCATCACCTAGGCTGTGTGCTGTCGGTAGTGAAACCACAGGTAACTACGGTACGACACAGGACTACCCTGTACGTGTGTTGGGCGCAGGTGCCTTGGGTGTTTCCCCTTTATCAAAGAACTTAGAACCTTCTCCCGTTTATAACCTGATGGGTCAGTTCCTAACTTACGATTACAGCACACTTCCTGTTGGGTTGTACCTGTGTAATCATAAGCTGTTATACAAAGCGGAATGACACGTTATCTAAATACACTGTACCACCAAAAGTAGTCGTTGTATCCGATGAGGTAACCTGTCCGGCGGGTGAAATACTTATACTGTGCATAGCCCCCGTGTCGGTAAGCACCGCTATGGTAACACTGGATGCGGGTCTTGCACCAACGGGTAGTGTCATTATATTAACTGTAGCTGAGCCTGCGATACCTGAATTGGTTGCAGCTCCGCATAAGTTAACCATATTACCTGCTTGCCGAAAACCGACATTGTAACTGCCGCCACCTGAATTGCCCCACACGTTCTGCCCTGAGTTAGTGAACACAATACCTGTGCTACTAAATGGCCTGCAATTGATTATTGCATTAAATATCTGATAACCGTTGATGGAATTATCCGGGTTGCCATTAGGTGTAATACCTGCATCTGCCATCAGCTTCTGCGATGTCTGCATCAGGTCATCAGTGAATTTCCTGTTAACCCTTGTGCCTGCCGTGCCTACCGCAGAATCTACTATATCCCCATAAGGATACCCTGCGCCCGGTCCTGTTACTACTCCGTCAAGTGCTGATATTGGAAATGCCATTTTTATGTATAGTTTATGAACAGAAAGCCAATGGCTGTCTGCTGTTTAAGTTTCATTAATAACTGCCGGAACTCCTGCTTACGGGCTAGAGGGGCAGATGCAAAAGTATCTATCGTTGCGGATGCCACAAAAAAAGTTGACCTGTAATTTGGTGCTATAGCAAAATGTGCATCTTTACTCTCTTCAAGGTAGTTAGCTATAAGTGTGACATTATCAAAATCCCACTCATGATTTAAGTCTGTATCACCTAGGCTAAACTCATTCAGGTAGGCATTACCTTCATCAGTTCCAAGTATCTCTGATGGTGTTTCTGTTACCCACGTAGAACTTACGTAAAACCTATTTTCATACACATACACATCAAACCCCGCCGCCTGTAGCTGTGCCTCAATATATGTGTAGTGTTGCGCATTAAGTGGTGTAACAGGAAAGCTTAGTTTCTGCCTGATAGCGGCCTTCATATCTGTTAGTGACACTGAGCCTGAGTTATACAATCCTAGCCTCCTGTACCACGCTACAGCATCATCCATCGTGAAAAATGGGTTGTCCGGTAACATGCTGTAGCTGATGGACTTGGCATCAGCCCATAGCCTTTCAAAGCTCTTATTCAAAGCCCGGTGTAACCTCCATAAATACCCTCCGGTAACAAGTGCGCCCTCTGCCGTGTACGATTCTAGGCCATCCTCGGTAGTATAGACCTCTGAACCATCTTCCGTAGTGTATTCGTCAGGTGTGAACTGCGGTACAGGCATAGAATAGGCCCTACCGTTAGGGTAGAGTATCCTGGATAGCCATTGCAGGTCATTACTAAGCATACGTAATTGAGTTTAAATATGGTATATTACCTAAGTCAGCGAGCCAAAGCGTGGCTGGTGTACCTGCTACCGTGAATGTCACTGCACTAAACCCATAACCCGGTACAGCAGCAGATATTGTGCTACTCAGGTTGTATGTGGCTATTGTATCATTCCTGTCTGAAATATTATCACACGCTAGTATAAACGGGTGAACACTATTTACAAAACTTGTCAGTGCAGAACTTATCAGTGCTTTCTGTGCTGTTGTGAATGCTGGAAATCCACCCATCACTATCGTGACATCAATGTTATTGATTGGGCTGCTATAGTAGTTCACAAGGAACACTGTCATGGGTCTTACCAGTTCAAGTGCTGTTTCATAATTGGTAAGCACGGTTCCACTTACTGAGGGTCCCGGATATGCGAGTGGGATAGGACCTTGTAAAAACACCGATGCCTCATTAGATGCACCTGATGTAGCATACGCATATGTGTTATAGACACCAGCTACCCCGGCACCCACCAGACGGTAATCAACTGCTGACCAAGAACCGGGAGTAAGCTGGATTTTATTTATTACGGCTTGTCTGTACTGAGCTTCGGTTTCAGCGTTGATAGGTGCTAAAACTTCAACCGTGACAGTAAGGTTGTTGCTAACATTGAGTATGGGTGCCTGTGAGGTCAGTGTGTCACCTACAGACAACCTGGATGATAAACCACCTGATAAGGCCTGTATCGTAATTGTGCCGGTAGTTCCGGGCATTGTATAAGCCCCGCCAAGGATGGTGAACAATTGCCCTGGCGAAGTGCTTGTGCTATCAGCAGCCCATACAGTGGCATTAGGTATCACTGCGCCCGTAGTACCTGTAACAGTGCATGTGTACTGCCCGGCTATAGCCTCATTAGGGTATCTGGCGAGTATGATATACCCGAACCTGATAAGTGTTTCATAATCACATGTATCCACCCATAGGTTACCCTGCACAAACCCTATAGCTGTGTAACATATCCACAACATACCAGCAAGCACAGTGGCAAGGGCTTCAAGGAAAGCCTTACCGTAAGGGTTCACACTAATGTCAAACTCCGCGTTAAAGTCAGAAATCAGGTTACTCTTTAAGGTCGATATGGTGGGTATGGTTGTCATACTGAATAAGTTAAAAACATGCTATCAGGATTCCAAAGGTAACTAAATATTTTTCCGTTGATTTCAATATTTATGGCTAGCCTAGATGGTGATTCAATTTTAGTGGACACCTTGTACGTGGTGCCGGGTATGTTCTTCAGATAATCCAAATCGGAGTTTATGGCTTTCTCTAGGTTCTGTAGCCCTGCACTGTTTAACACCAGGTTCTTCAGTACGGCTTCAGTCTTGCACAGGTATGGAGATGTAGCAATGTAGTTACCCCACCAGTTTGAACCACCGAACATGGCAAGATATGGTGAGTTCTCATAGCCATTCACAGTGGTGACATCATTTGCCCCCTGCTTGACTATGATGTCACCACCATTACCTGTTTCATATATTAGAACGTCCGTCATTAGTGTGGTACTCCTGTTTGCCTTACATTTATTGGAATGTTTGCATTATTAGTTACTGTGGTTGTACTATTACCATTTTTATCTACGCTGGTATTCACGTACACATTCATAGTGCTATCTGCTTTAGCCGCGGCAACAGTATCAATACCTGGAAAATCAGACGGCTTAGGTGCTTCACGCTGAGGGTTCCAAACGATATCTCTATCTTCTGAAAAAATAGCGTTTTTAAGTATGGCCCTTTGTGCTGCAAAATCACCACCTTTTAATCTTTCATAGTCTAAAAACTTCTGAAAGTTTTGTGTTTTTTGGTATCTGTTTTTCGTATCTATGTAATCATTAAGTGCTATAGTGGCTTGCTCCGTAGGTTTTACCAAATCCTTCATGCCATCTTTGGTCTGGACTAACAGCTTATCATACTGCTTTGTGTTGTCATACAATTTACCGCCAAACATTGCCGCTAACGCACCTATAGCAGCCACATATAGCCCCAAAGTACCTAAAGCACTTAATATCGTGATTGAACCTACATCTACAGCCATATAAAAACCCACAAGCGCAGATGTAGCACGATTCATGAGCATTGCGTAACCCCCCATAACCATTTTCCACATAACCGCACCCTTAATCATGGTACTCATGGCTAGACTTACAGAACCTATTGTGAGGGCTAGTAGTGAGAAAATAGATATACTACCTACTATAATTGCTGTAAGGTCACGGTGTTCCCTAGCAAAATTACCAATCCCTTCTATCACAGGTAGTAAGACATCACCTACTTTTACAAGTGCTGGTAATAGGATGCCACCTATGCGGATGCCTAATATCGTGAGTTGGCTTGTAGCTTTTTGCATGGCTGCTGCTGCCGTTTCGTTCTGCTTGTTGAAAGCATCCTGAATAGCATTACCGTGCATTATGGTTGAATAAAGTTCGTCAAACTTCTCCTTCTGCATTTTAATAATTGCACCTGATGCCAAAGCACCTTCTTTACGTCCGTAGATGTGGAACAAGTCAAGCCTGTGGGATGCTGCGTAGTCGCTTACCATTTTCATGGCACCTACAGCACCGCCAGCCCATTGCAGGAACTCTGTACCGGATATACCCATAGTGCCTGACAGCTTTTCCTGTATATCTATCATCTCGGCAGTACGCTTATTCATGGCTATAAGCGCACCTGTTATTTCCGTTTGTGCCTCTGCTGTCTGCACACCTGTGTTGGTGATGGCCGCAGTCATAGCTATGAGTTCTTTGAATGATACCCCTACCTCTGCTGCTGCAAGTGCCACCTTACCAAATTCAGGTGCCATTTGAGCCACTGTAGTTTTACCGTTCTTAACAGCCTTAAAAAGTATATCTGCTACAGCAGCAGCATTAAGACCCTCATTTTTGAAATCCACAAGAACGGAGGTTATCATGTTCGCTGCCTCACGGGTTTCCCCCAAACCTGCTGTAGCCAACATAGCTGAAGCATTAAGTGTTTCCATTGCTTTCTCCGCAGGAACACCGGCACTTCTGATTTGATATAAAGCTGTAGTAAGGTCGTGGATTGGTACGGGCATCTGCTTGGCAATATTCAGCACCTCATCGCCCATTTGCTGCATACTCTCTTTCGTGGTGTCCACCAGGGTAGCTACATTACCCATGGCTTTCTCAAACTTCATAGCCTCATTAGCTGCCAATCCGAGTGGTATTGCTATGGCTGCGCCTGTCATGAGCGCAGAAGTGCCTACAGACATCAGCGTGGCATTCGTACTCGCCATTGCTGTCTGTAACTGATGTGCTGAGGCAGTCATTTTCATCAGACCTAGCTGCATACGAGACATCGGCCCTGACATTAAGTCTACGGCTGTGAAGTACGTCTGTAATACATTAGGTTGCGCCATTACTTTTTAATATCTTTTATGTGGTCATACCAGAATACTAAACCATCCCAGTCCTCCCTATCCCAAAAAAGCCTCCCTATCACGGAAGGCTCCACCTTGAAATGCTCTACATATACTCTTACTATGTTTTTAATGTTGTCCTCGATTCCTGTATCACCTTGGCAAATAGATAAATCCCTTCCCTGTTTATCAGTTACCAGAAAAAAAGGGAAATCGCCTCAGCTATGCTGCTATCAGTTGGTTCCAATGAATTAATCTCTGTTACCGTAAGCCCTGTAAGCAGCTTAAGGTAAACACCTGTACGGTCACTGATGCTATCCTGTTTTATTTTGGCTATTTCATTTTTAACGTCCAAAGGTTTTAGCCTTGGCTTGTAGTCTATTGTGGTCAGGCTTAACACAGGACTTACTAAGACGTGCGATATAGAACCGTCATCAAGTATGGCGCAAATACCGTATTGAATAGCCTCTGCCAGCGTGTTTACTGCTGGTTGTAACATTGCTCTGCGGCTTGGGAGCAAATTCTTTTTATCCGCATAGTCGTTGGCTTCTTTAAGTGCCAACTCTGGTGTGATTTTTTCTACGAACATATGATTACTGAATTACAAAACCTAAACCTGAAACAATTGACAGCTTATAAGTGCCTTTATACAATGACGCTGCAAGGTCACCCTGGATAACACCTGCGCCCTTGTAGACTGTACCATTTAACATGGCTATAGTCCATACTGTTTCCTTGGTACTGCCTGCAATCGCCACAGCATCAGGGTATGTGTCAGCAGCCACAAGTATCTCAGTCATAGCCACCACTCTCTTGTAAGAGTTGATAAGCGTACCTGAACTGGTAACAGCTTTTGTGTCATCAGCACGGAGGCCACCGACATCAATCTGGTTATCTTCACCGGATACCGGGTCAAAGAAAATAATCCCTACATCAGGGTTATTTGCTGTTATCTCCCTTATATCACCAGCCGCTAAAATTGCCATATAAATTATTTATTTAATTGCCAAAGAAAAACCCGCCTTTTACTGCGGTAGAGAAAATCCTGCCATAACCTGAAATCTGTATAGGCTCTTCAGTGTCCATCCTGTTAGGGTTGGAATTGTTGATTGTTACAGAAATTAATTTATTATTGGCAGCAGCATTCACAATCAAAGCCCTGCTTTCACAGTCAAGATTGTACTGCTCTAGCACAGCCCTCCATGTAAGAGGTTTAACTACATTGCCTACACGTACAATACTTGTATCCGGTACCAGTGCTTTACCCTCGCAGGTTTCCAACTGTTTCAGGTAATACCCGAACTTGTAATTGAAGTGTATGTTCAATGTACGTGGGTATTGGTAGAACGGAGGGAACTCACCGGATACATTGTATGTAGTGACAAAATCCACCATTGTGTATGTACCTGTTCCAGGTGTGCCGTTTCCTGATTGAAAATTCACTGTGGAGCAGCCACGGGTCACACAGTACTGCCTGAATGCCACACTTGACATTGAAGGATTAACTGCAACATCAGGACCTGGCATATCTGGATATGCTTGACCTTGAATATCACCGTGTGGGGTATCCTGTGCTGTTTTAGCCCAGAGGACTGCCACGTTAGCAGCAGCCTCATAAGGCATACCTAAGGTTAAAGGGGCTGGACATGTTACCACAGTTACTTGGGTACTGTGGTTAACAGTTATCGAAGTAGGGTCATCTAACTTAGTACCTGATAAAGCCAGTAATGGCCTCATTATGATACCAGCATACTGACCGGTAGGATTCGTTTCATCAGGAACACCATTGTAGGATTCCAAAGACGTAAGTGTACCCGCAACAAGGCCATAAGTATTGATAACAATGGTGTTCCATGCGTTACCAAAGAAATCCAAGCCTGTAGTAGCACCGGTACCACTTCCAATAGAAGGTGTACCAGCACCGGCAGTAGTATTAACCACAGCGAAAGTTACACCGATTGATGTAGCTGGCATATCTACAACAATGTTTATGTCATTGCTTGTAAGACCCTGCCATTTTGCAGTTCCGATAAAAGTTGATGTACCTGAGCCTATAAGTGGGCAACCTAATACGGCTGCAAACGCAGTGCGCATTTTATCGCAAATAGCTGTCGGGTCATCACCTATAACTACGTTAATTGAGTAGGATTGACTGTCAACCTGTTCACGGCCTGATACACAAAAATTCACTGTGCCATTTGCCGTGGCTGTGCCTGTAGGAGTGACCGTAATCACTTTAGCTACAGAACCACCAGCTTCAAGCTGTGGGTAAACAGTGACAGGAACTGTACAATTATTGTTGAAAAGGATGCGGCAAACAGAGTAGATAGGTGAACCATATCCGTAAAGTGTAGCAGCCTGCTTAGTAGAAGTTATGATTGTACCTGTGAGTACAAGGCCTGATTGATTGGCATGGTTCGCTTCACCTAAGATGCTTATGTTCTGTGGTAAGTTCGGTGAGCTTGGATTGAAAAAGCCCTTTTGTAACACATACCCTAAGACAGATGTTACATAATTACTCGGTACAGCACTATTACCCATGTTATTGTATTTTGCCGCAAAGTATGAATGTTTTAAAAATTCTTTTTTGGATAGTGCTAAATAGAGTTAAATAGAGTTATATTGCCTCTGCCAGTATCTTAGCAAAAGCCCTCCAATCCCCTTTGACCTTGCTGCGGTCATCTGTTTCCTTATCGTAGATAGCCATCATTATTTCCTTACCTGCCAAGTTGTACACACGGCAGTCTAGGAAGTGGTTCTGTACCTCGGAGTTTTTCTTAACCCACCTGTAGTATGTTTTGCCATCTTTGTTGATTACCCTTTTCTCTTCTGCCTCGAAGTGCTGGAAGTATGTGGCATACTCATACATCCTGTTTGATGGATGCGGAAAATTCATAAAGCCGTCAGGCTGCTTTGTTTTCTTGTCGTGGTTCAAAGCCATATACTCTGCATTCCTGTCTTTAAGCAGACCTACCTGTAATATCCACAAGTCCTTGGGTCGCTCCATGGATGGCTTAACAAATCTAGTGTTCCTTCCGAGGTACTTGTACTCTTCTTCTTTTTCGCCCTTCACACCTACCACATAGCAGTTGGTGCGTTCCAAAAATGGATATGCTGCTGTAGTGGCATAAGCCGAGCAGTCAAGCAGGGTAACAGCTATTGGTATTGTACCACCTGAATCTATCGGGAACTCACGTTTCAGTATTTTCTCGAACTCCGGCCAGACAGAGTTCTCCACGTCCTGCTCATATGACCAAATCACCCTGTCCTCACCTTCATTACCGCCAAGTGGTTTGAATGTACCTATGCTGCCTTGGAGTATGGAGTATGTGGCACCTGATTCAGAGTGCGCTACCACCTCATAATCCAGCCTTGCATCATTCACGTTATGCTGTGAGCCTTTCATTTTACCATTCAAGTCAGCACCACATGTGAGCATCACTATGTGGCCATTTCCGTGTTCTACGCTGAGGCTGTCAGGCACTACACCCGGCTCATAGTCTGCAATATTACCTGCAATCTTGGAAGCATCCAGGTTCTCGGTAGGTGGTTTGTAGGTAAGACCTAATACCGTGTTAACGAAGGATTGATACAAAGCCTCTTTACGTGGCTGATTTCTTGGGCAGGCCTCTAGGTAATCGTACACATACTTCTCCCACCCATAGAACCCTGTTGGTGCATAGAGGCAACTTATGTGATAACTATAATACCCCGGCTTACTTGGTTGTGCTGTAGGTATCCACTTACCTGCATTCAGCAGGGCATCCTTGGTCTTATCGTTGAAAGCATCACCGCACTCCTGGCACCTGTATTTCACCGAACCTGGTTTAAGTGCGTTCATATCCTCATCACTCCACTCCCAGACGATGCCACCCTGTATCCCATTTTTCTCAATAGACCAGTGCAAATCTATTAACGCACCACAGCACGGACATGGGATGTAATACTTCCTCTGGTCACCAAGTAAGTATGCTTCTTCAATGTTGGAGTTCTCCGCTAACTCCGGTGTGCTGACATATGCCAGCTTGTGCCGGTTCTCATATGCAGCTGCTCGCATCTCTGCCACCTTCCTAGTAGAACCTGCGCTCTTACTGCTGGTGCGCACTGCTTCAAAGTCATCTAGCCAGAATTTCCTGTGCGAGGTATCCCTGAACAGGTTCGGGTTACCTGCGTTGAATATTTCAACGAAGCCACCAGGAAAACTTTTCTTGGTATCGGTATCACCTGATTTCTGGTTCTTCTTACGATTACTTTGGTCAGCTATCAAAGACTTTACACCGGCACCAAAGATAGCCTTGTCCAGCTTTTCCATGGCTTTCTCTATCAGGGCTGGCGAGCCTACCGTGAACAGCATTCGGCAGGGGTCTTTGGCTATTGACCACACGATTGAAGGTATTATGACACCTGATGACAGGCCTATCTGCGCACCCTTCATAATAGCTATCCAGAGCATCGGATGGTCCGTAGCCCAACAGTCTATGATTTCACGGCAATAGGGTGTGAGGCTGTACCTATATGGCCCAGGAAAGGGCTCTTCCATAATCAGGTTTGCCTCCACCCATTCGGATGGTTTAATTGTAGATAGCGCAGTCTTGTCGGAATCGAGTATCCTTTCAAGTTGTGCTATTACATTTTCTATGTCGTAGTTGGCATCAATCACTTTTCCTCAAATTCTACAAATTCCTTCTTGGATAAATCGGGTACATACCCTGGTGTAGGCATCATTTTGCCGGAAAATTGGGCTATCGTGCCTAGATAGAACTGCTCTCGTGTGAGCATGGGCGGCCTACTGTCATACAGGTTGTCAAGCTCGGTAATTGCTTCATCCGTGAAGCCGGCTAGTTTGAGTGGGTGGTTTTGGTCTATCATGACGCTAATAATGTTTTTAACTGCTTTTTTGTACCTTCTTTTGCATTTTCAAGGGTTTTGTTGATTATTAGTGTCCAGTTTCCCTTAATTTCTGCTCTATCCTCTATGGAAATGTCATATTTTTTACACATAACCCGCAGGGCATCTTCAACCATATTGCTCATTGCCACCAATATCTGTTGGCTGTGGGTCTGGAATAGAGGGATTATCAAGTCTGTGGGTATCAATGTGCCACTCTCTTTCTCAACTTTTACCTTTGCTAGTATTGCCTCGCTTTGTACTTTCAAAGCCCTGCTATGGTTCCAGAGCTTATCGCTTACGTGAAGTGGCATAATACCGTCTTCATCTAGCTCTGGTTCATCGTCTTGTTCTGCTTTTGGCGTTTCGGTTTTAGGTGATTTTGGTATTTCCTGCTTAGGTGCTTTCGAAGTTTCGGGCTTAGGTGCTTTCAAAGTTTCCTTATTGTTGGTTTTTTTAGGAACCACACCTGACACCTTAGCCATAAATGCCTTGTTAGTCGGATGCTCCGTATCAATCATGTCATCCTCTGTCAAGATTACTTTTCTGCGTTTAGGGTTGGTCATTACCGAGAGTTTATTGGTCTCAGGTTTCATCTCGCCCTTGGCATTCTCTTTGAGCCAGCCTATCTTGATGCAGAACTCTGCTTTAGTGAGTAAGGCCATTGACAAAGTTTATGTAGTGCTTAACTTTGATGTCCATAGGCGTTGTACCTGTTGGGTAGGCAACTTTCACATATTCAGTGAACCCTGGAATGTAACCATCTGGGAAAACAGGTTTTGGAAAATCTTCGCCAAGGAAATTCACAACAAAGGCTTTGGCACTTAGCATAGAATCAAGAATGGCTTGTGCTTTGAGAAGCGGATTTTCTTCATCAGGAGTGAGTATTCGGGCATCACAAATCTGATGCATACCTTCTTTTGTGGAAAACCCATTGTCATAAAATGCGACAGACCAATTTGATTCACCCACAAGCTTTACCCAATAGTACCCTGATTCCCTCATAAAATCGAATTTGCAACAAAGCTAATCAAAGTGTTGCAACAAAGCAAATCTGTTGCTAAAAAGGTTCCACCTAACATATTAAACTTAGTTTTGATGTGTTTAACTGAAAGTACCTTTGCCACCGATTGCCACCATTGCCTTAAGTGATTGTGGTAGAGCAAAGGGTTAATTTGTTGTAAACCAGTCTGTTAGATACCACCTTTGCCACAATTGCCATTGCCACAGGAAAGAGTTCTATATACGCGTATATGCGTATACGTATACGTGCCTGTTCGTATATATTTCCTATATTCTTATATTTATCATTATACTAATTTTGTGGCAATGGTGGCAATGTTGATAGCTAATTTACTGATTATCAATGAGTTAACCCTTTGCTCTACAAGTAAATTCTAGGGCAATCGGTGGCAATCGGTGGCAATAAAGCCCTAAATTAGGGCAAAAGTGCCTTAGGGAGGGCGCAACATGTTTGAAAAAAGTGGTTACAGGTGTGCTTGTGCGGGCTTCCATATAT